CGGTAAAGGTTTGAAACCAGTACCGTCTTTTTCATTACTGTAAATTGATCCCGGATTAACGAAATATTTTATACCGTAATCTAGAGATCGTATTCTTAAAGGTTTTTTATTTGAATCTAACTCTAATATTTCAAAATATTTTTCTGCTAATTCGTTTTCTAAAATTATTAAAGCCCATATTAAACCCATAACCCGGTCATCATGCAAATCTGCCCCGGGTTTAGCTGCCCACGTGCCATTGGGATAGCGCACAAAATCTCTTAACTCTTGTAATGTTTTTAGATCACGAATTTTTACAGAATTTAATTCATTAATCCAATAACGCATATTCATGACACCTTTGTATTTTGTATTTGTGTGAGCACTAATACCTACTTTCTTGAATTCAGATGTACCTGCTTTCGTTCCGTACGATACAATATTTTCATATCCTAATGTGAACTTAAGTTGATCTACTACTTGTGCTCCACAATTATTTCTTTCGATCATGGCCAAAGGTGATCCCCAGTGTTTTAATACTTCATGAAGTTTAGAGGTAAAATTATAAGGTGAAGTATGCTTATCGTAATATACAGCTACCTGTTCTATGTTTTTTAAGTCTGTTATATCGAAAATTTGTACTACGCTGGCAGCCTCTCCTACACCCTCACTAACATCAACTCCTGCTACATATATTAAATCCTGTTTAGGTTCTGACCATAGAAAATATTTACCTTCGTCGTAAACAAATTTTGGTTCTACACAATCAGTTTTTAGCTTATCGAATACAATATCATTAATTGAACTTTCACCTGATTGAAAAAACACGTTACCATACTCTTGATCGAATGCCTCTTTACTGCCTATAGATCTTATAGTAAGCTCTTTCCATGATTCATCTCTGCCGGGAACTTCCCACCAGTCTACTCGTTCAGGCTTCCAGCCGTTTTTCCCCTCCAAGGCTCCTGTATATATTTCGTGAAAAAGGTTTCCAGTACCGTTAGGCGTGCTTGCAATAAAAATTTTTGATTTTTTAGAACTAGAAATTATAGGGTAAACTGATTTCCAGAATTCTTCTACTAAGTGATTATCAATAAAAGCTAGCTCATCAAGAATAACACAATTTACGGATTCACCTCTACCAGCGTCGCTACTTGTAGTAGAAATACCAATGCTACTACCGTTGCCTAAAGTCATTGAAGTTTTACCATACTCAACTGTTCCAGGTTTTAAATAATTGGGAAGCTGTTCATATGCTATTCTAACTCTTTTAAAAATATTAATAGCTGTCTGTTCTTTATTTGCTACGATAAGCACTCTTTGATCTTCGTGAAAACAAGCCAACCAAAGAGCATATATGGTCATTAAAGTTGTTTTACCAATTTGACGAGATGCAAGTAAAATACAAAAACGGTTATCTCTTAAAGATCTAAGTACTCTTTTTTGACATGGAAATAGTTCTATCTTTATTTTACCTTGATCGAGATTTACTATATAAAAAAAGTTCTCTGCAAAATAAAGTATATTCTTTGTACATTTTCGTATATCCTTGATCCACTGAGGATTAGATGCATAATCAAACGTTGCGTCTGGTCGTGGTAAATTTGAATTTCCTAGATAAAATTGTTTTTCATTTTTTTGAAGCATATAGATATAAATATTTAAGTGAATAACGCAAAGACACTAGTAGATATAGGGTTATTGTATGAAAAAACAGTATCTAAAAATAAGCTGTCTACATTTAAAAAGGCAGAAGATAAGAAATTAACCGATGCAAAAGCTGATCCTAAGGCTTTTATAAAAAATACGGGTCCGGAGAGTTCGCAGAATTTTGACAAAAATGCATTAGTAGACCCTGAGCATGATACTAAAGAAGATAATCACTTCGAGCCTAAAAAATATTCACAAAATTTAGAAAAAACAGAAGTAAAAAGAATAAATAATTTTATGAATAATAAGTCTATTTTTGATAAGCTTTACGAGGAAGTTCTCGGCGGTGAGCCGACAGTTAAAGACGATATGGCTGATGCGGAGGCATTAGATATAGATATTAATAAAGACGAAGAAGGCGGTGAAGTAAGCTTCACATTACCTCGCGATGTTGCTCAGCAACTTTGTGATGTTCTTCATTCTGCTTTAGGTAGCGGAGAAGAAGATCATGGTGGTGAAGAAGATTTAGGCGGTGAATCAGAAGATCTCGGTGGTCTTAAGCCCAGCGAAGCAAATGAAGAAGCCGACGACGAGAAAGAAGAATGTGCTCATAAAGAAGCTACTGAAATGACAGAGCTTAAGCCTTCTGCTGGTGAATCGTTAACTAAGAAAGATAATAAAGTACATGGTACAGTTACTAACTTGGTTGCTAAAGGTCATGGTGATGGTAAGGTTACTGACAAAGTAGGTAATGACGGTAACTTGGCGGATAGCAAAGGAAAATCGCTTACTGGTAAGAGCAATAAAGTTGCTGGTAAAGCATCCAATGTCGGGGCTTATATATATCAAAAGTAATATAATATAGATTATAAATGAAAGAGCCTGACGTAAGTTAGGCTCTTTTTTTGCTTAAATATATTTGTGATGACTTTTCTTGAATTTATTAAAACTGGAGTAGAACATCGCCATATGAAGGATGTTGTACCGGATCCTTCTTCTCATTCTCAATCTCCTGGAAAAACTGTTCCAGATTATGTTAGATCTAAAAAAACAAATTCTAAATTAGAAGCTATTAAAAACATGGAAGTAGGCAGATCTGTTTATCTTACACCTTTAGATGTTAAAGAGATTGAAGGTTTGTTTCCTACAAAAGCAGATTTTGGAAAAGAATATTTTAGTAGTAATTTTAAATCAGAGATTAAAGATATAGGCAAGCCAAGTGAAAAAGACGGTACACGAATTATTCTTAGTTTCGATCAAACATCTAAAAGATATAAATTAACAAAAATAAGGGGTGTTAAAAATGTCTAACGATTTTTATACAGGTATGAACGGTATACAGGTATACCCTGGTATAGATCCAGTTAATCAATGTTTTAGTTTTACGGATAAAACACAAAACGAATGTGAAAGATTAATATATTCAAATTATTGGCAAGAGCAAATAAATTTATATGGGCAAAAAGTACTGTATTATGTTAATAGTTTTAATTTATCTGCTTCTGATAATTTATATGGAGAGCACCCTACACAAAAATACCAAGAACCTAAGTTTTTAAAAATAGCAGTTAATTTAAATGAAAATGCTTTAATGCTTAGTAAATATGGCCTATTGTCAGAGGATGAAGTAACAGCATTTGTCCATATAACCTCTTTTTACACTGTGTTTGGCCGTTATTCAGAACCTAAATCAGGTGATTTATTCCAACTCTATGAATATGGATTAGATCGTCCAGGTGGTAGAAATGGGCGGTTTTATGAAATAACAGAGAGATTAGATCAAGATATTGCTCAAATTAATCCTCTTGCAGGTCACTATGTATGGTTGATAAAAGCTAAGAGATTTGAATATTCATTCGAACCAGGTCTATCAGGAGGCGAGACAGTCAACGATCAGATTTTTGATGATACGAAAAATAATACGGTTTCAGGTGCTAATAAACCTTATGAATATAGTGATGATTCGCAAAATATATTTGATTATTCAACAAAAAATTACGATAACGTTTACGGTGGGTACTAAGCTTGTATTAGTTCATTTCTAAAAGAAGCGATTAAAATATCTGCCTCTCGTGCACTGTTAAAGGACAGTTCTAATATTTTACCAGTATTTTCTCTTAACTTATAAACAAGTTTATCTTCTTCTTTTCTGATATTTATAATAACATAATTACACCCTGCATTAAGTTGTCTTTCATAACGCGTACTAGAAGCGTTATTGCTGTCTAAAACAATATTTTTTTTTCTGCCTACTGTAAAATTGGTTCCGACAATGTAGTGCATATGTTATTACTTATTTCAACTGTAGGAAATGTCGCGGTATAAGTATTTTTTTCAAGATTCGATATCTCTTCAATCATAGTATCGAATCTTTCATCTATGTATTTTTGAAATGAAAGGGGTTTAATCCATTCACTAGTTTTTTCCATATCTTGTTTAAGTTGCTTAGCTTTCACTGTAATATGATCTAAAGCCTCTATAAGACATAACCATCGACTATACTCGTGTAAGGTTAAATTATATTCTTTATCGCTAGATTTAATTTGAATATATTTTTTTGAATGTTCCTGTTGCATATCCTAATATTATAATAATAATTTCCTTAGGTTCAAGTATTACTTGTTTTTTTCCTAAAAAATCTAATAAATCACAAAAAACTTCTGATTGAGAAGAAAAAATTCTAAAATAATTCCTACAAAAATCGAGAATATCGTGTTTTTTTTCCTCTTCAATCGATGAATTTTTTACCTTATCTAAAATATAATCTAGTAAAAGGGATAAGGTATTTTTTATTAGATCTTTTGAATTTAAAATATCGCACTTGTAATAATAATAACTATTTTCTAAAAGCTTGTTAAGAACATTATCATTTAAATTTAGTCTTAAAAAATCGTAAATTTCTTTTGGATCTCTTTTTATTATTTCTGTAACCGGTACGAACGGGTCAGCTAATTTAGCGTCAATTAGAGAATTTATTGAATTAGGCACGATCGCTTTCCGGAACATAACTATCTACTATAGTTTTTAATGCCTCTTTAGTATTATCTATAGGTTGTGTTGTAATAGCTGTAGACACATCTATGTAAACAGCTATTTCTTTTTTACACTCTTGACATAAGTATAAATTATCTGTGTTAAGACGAATGGGAACGAATGATTTAATTTTTTTATAACAAGGGCATGTTACTTCTGAACCTTGATAAGAAAATTCCTTTATTCTTTCATTTTCTAGCTTTTTATTTTTAAGATTTACATAGATGGTCAGGATGTTGCTGTAGATATTAAAAATTAAAAACTGTAATGCTAGTCCCAAAAATAACCCTACCCAAAAATTAATACCAAGTTCATCACAAACAAATCCTGCTAGAACAGAAACAAAAATTAAAATAGTAGTCTGAATAAAAGGTCTCAAGTTCACAATTATTTTATAAGAACAAAGAAACTAATCAATAATTTTATCTAAGCCATTACCAATATACTTAACTGTGTCTACTATAGCTCTCAGTTTTTGAATAGCATCTTGTACTTCATGCTTTGCTTTAGTATTTTCTGATACAAGAGGGAAATTTAATGCAGTTTCAAAGAGCTGTAAAGCATTTGATGCATCTACATAAATTTGTCCTAAAGAATCTGTAACTGTTGTTAGTGGAAAAGGTAAATTCTTTCTTAATTTAATTTGATTAGGAAATTGAGACATGGATTTGTTAAACAGGTCTTTAAGTGTAACTTGTTGTGCAGCAATTTCTCTTGCAGCCATACCTGTTGTCCATTTATTATAATATTCAATAGCATCCTCGAACATTAACTTTTTCTTCACTAAATATATTTATTCGAGGATAAATAATAATGTATGAGTAATATTTTTGAAAAACGCTTTTTTAATATTCTAGAAGCAGACACTACAGTAATTCCTACTGATGTCGACAAAACACCAGAATCCGATAGAGAGGCTATGGCACAGACTTTAAAATCAACAACTCCTGAGGATTTTGACGTAGAGGTACCACATGGTGGCGGTGAATTAGAAAGAGAAAAAGTACACCAAAAAGCTGAATTAACATCTTGGATAAGTGAAATAGATAAATTTATAGGTTATTTAAATGGTACAGATAATGGATCGGTTCAATCTAAACTACACGCTGCTAGATGTGATTCTGTATTTGAAGATGTAGCAAGAAGTGAAAAGAAAAAGATAGCTAGAATCGCTGCAGAGCTTAGTTCATTAAGCGAAGCATTTAAAGGTTATCTAATATCGATGACGTCTACTTAATTTTAGTTAAAAGCAGCTTTGCTCTAATACCGCTCGCAATATTATCTAAAATAAATGGTGTATCTATTTCGTTTTTACCTAAATCAATACATAGTTCATTAATATCTTTATAGTTTTTACCGTAATTTTCAGGCCATAAAAAAACCGTCTCATCATTTGAGATAAGCTTTTCAGTTTTCTTCCTACTAGCTTTATCAATCCATTGACTATCTAAGACCCAAATTTTTTTCAACAAGTTAAACTCAAATAACTGTCTTTCTTGAAATAGTGAAAGGCTGGTTGACGAATCTTCTTGAATGCCAGCTACACCCACACCGTTTCTTATAAAAAAAGAATCAATAGGTCCTTCAAAAATAAATATATAATTTAAATCAACATCAATTTGATTTATATTAAACAATGATTTTTCTCCCCTAACTTTACTCAAATATCTAGGTTTAAATTTTAAATCACTATCAAAAATAGCTCTAGACTGATAAAAAATTATATTGTTATTTTTATCATAAAACGGAAGTATGATTCTATTTTTATGTACTTTATCGTTAAGAGAAATATAGAGTGCACCAGGACGGTTGATTGCTGTATCTAATCTACGATTCTTAATAATATCTAATGCTTTTCTAACTACTTTATTATCTTTAAAAAAGGAAATCTGCGACTTATCAAATAAGTTAATGCTGTCTGTAGGTAGAGATTCAACTTGCTTAATTGAAGGTTGTAATTCGTCTTTAATTTCAACAGGTATAATATCATAAGAAGAGGCCTCTTTTAAAATTTCTCCAATAGTTAAACCAGAAACTTCTTGTATCCATTTTACAGGAGAGCCATACCAACCACAATTATGACAACATATAATGTTTTTATTTAAAATATAATAGCAGCGACGTTTCTTTCCCCAAGAATTACCTTCTCTGCACACAGGGCAACCAGCCTCATATGTTTGTAATAACTTTTTAAACCGCGGGTAACCAGCATACTGATAGTATTTTTGTACTATGTACTCTTGAGGTATTTCCACAATTTAAGGTTTTGGAATAGGTAAGGGTTCAGGTTCAGAAGAACCTGGCTTAGGGTCTGTGTCCGGTGTATGTATGTAGGGTTGATTATTAGTAGACTGTTTTATATCTTTTACAGACACTATACCTTTTCGAATAAAAGTACCGCTTGCAGGATCAATATACTCAGCTTCTACAACTTCTTTTCCGTTGCGAATATATGTTTTTAAACGAGGGGTAACCGGTTGACCTGATATGGGTGATGTAATTTTTCTAGGTTGTATAAAGTCCATAAAAATATTTATAAATAAACTTTAAATTACAATCCATTCTTTTTATATTGACGGAGGCAAATATCATATACTGATCTAGGCAATTTTTGTACAACATCAACTATACCGTTTTCGACACCAAAATAAAACTTTTCTTTAGGTATGTGTCTATTAATCATTTTTGGCATTGATAAAAACCCTGCGCTTTCTTTTAAATCTTTGCAATAAACCAGCAACTCTCCAAGATAAGTTCCTTTAATTACCGCATAAATGTATCTTGGTCTTGGGTGTATCTTAGAAAAGCTGCTCTTTAAGCGCTGTAATACATTTTTCAGATGAGTCATAAATGTCTGGTAACTCTAGTCCTATTTTAGATATTTTATCTGTTGATAGCAAGCAATTTGATCGATTTACCTTAAAATTTAATTCACTGTAATCTTTAAACTGCCATTTCAAATTTTGCATGCTATTTCTTTTTAAAATATCTACAACCGTTGACGCTTTGATACCACCCTTATTGGTGACATTGTAGATACCAGGCCTTATATATTGATAATTCAAAGATATAAATTTATAAATAAAAACACAAAGGTCCTCGACGCATGTACAGCTATTAGGCATGTCAATGAGTGTATCGTAATTTAAGATTTTTATAAAATAATTTTTTCTGTTTATCTCACTCGTGAAGGGTATGCGAATTCGTAAAATGCTTGTGTTTACAAAGTTTGTTATTAATTCAGCTGCATGTTTTGTTTTAGAATAAAAACTACTCTCAGTATCAAACAATCCAAAATTAGGTGTATCTGTCTCGCTATATTCTTTAAGATATCCGGTATATATGCAACCGCTAGAAATGGTGATTAATGCAAAGTTGTGTTGAATACAAAAATAATTTAGCAGAGATTGTAGTTTAACGTTATATTCGAAACATATCTCTTTATTATCCTCACAGCTCTCTACGTTTGGATTACCGGTATAACCTGAGCAATTAATAATAGTAACGTGATTATTTTTTACTGTTGTATTGATGTATTCTTCTAATTTTTCTAAATTAAAATAGTCACATTCTTTCCTGGAAATATGGTAAACATCTAAATTTTCGTTGTGCAAAAACGAAAAAAGCTTGTTACCAATAAATCCTTTACCTAGGATTATAATAGAGTCGCGCACAATAAAACTTATTAAAATTATTCTATATCTCCAGGACCGCCCCGGACATTTTTCATGAAAAATTTATTAAGTAATGTAGCAAGAGAATCTGCTTCTTGTTGATTGTGAGCAAATATAAAATTAACGGGCTCGCCATCCATTGTGTAACCTAAGATTATAAAAGAATTTAAAAATTCTTGAACTGTATTAACTAACGCTTCGGTGTTTTTCCGGGCAGAGTTGTCTTCTTTTAGCTGATTTTGAATAAAAGCAGCAAAGGCTTTTCTAGCTAAATCTTTAGTTTCGCTATTATTTGGGTCAAAGTCGTTATTATCCTTTGACTCGTTCTGGTTTGCCTTCTTCATCATTATTATTTATTCTCTTTGATACAAATCTACAGCGACCAGGATAATCCTTGTTACATGACGCACCGTATTTTAACAAATAATCAACTACGGTTTCAATGCTTTCTGTTTTAAGTGTTAAATTTCTAGGAAATCTATTACCACCATCATTAAATTCAAAGCAAGTAGCGTTATTGTCGCTGCCATCGTTAAAGCATGTGATATAAACAGACACCTCACTTGGGTTTACAAGAACAGTCCATCTTCTAGGATCAGCTTTATTGTAAATAGAAAAAACTTTAAGAACAATAAAGCCGTTATCTTTAAGACGCTTTATAAAGTAACCCGGTGTTCTAATTTTATTTTTGCTCATTTAATTTGCCAGGGCAGATATTACAATTTTATGAGTAGCAAAATTATCAGATATTTCAAGTAAGACTATACTCATTTTAGAGTGAATTTTAACATTAAAGGTCTTAGCCCTTATGGAAGAGATTATTCTAAAAATTTCAAAATTCAAGGGCATACTATTTATTACTGGTGAACCTACATAATCTTCCGTGAGTTTTAAATCAAAAGAGTCAATATTTGGCTTACTTTTATCTGTTAATTCACCGAATACACTATTATTTTTAAAAGTTAGATAAAGCTTACTAGAATCTATGTTAATAGAACTGGCCTTAATTAAATTAATCAATATAGGTTGAGATATAGAAAAACTACCATCAAATTTTAAATCATTTAATTTATCTATGTTTAATTTAGGTGTTGAAATAATACCGTCATCAAACAAATGATATTTAAAACGAATATCGTCAGAGCTATAACTTATATTATTTGTATTAATTGTAATCTCAAAATCTTTAGATCCGATACATGAAAATAATCTATGTAATTTTTTTAAATCGGGAATATTTAGAGTATGGCTACCTTTAATTTTATCATCAGAATAAAGAGAATGTACAATTACAGTACTATCACTAGTAGAAAGCAAGGAAGATATATTTTTATCTGCTACAGTTAGAACGGCATTCTCAGAAACTTTACTAATAAAACCTAAGAAGCTGTCTAAAAAACAATCTTTATTAGAAATCGTAACCGTCATCAATTAATTAGGCTCTTTTTTAAGATAAAAAAGGGCGTCTTTTAAAAGTTGTTCAATTTTTTCCAACGTCGCGGCTATTTTATATAAACTATCAACTATTTTACCAGAATCATCAGAACCAACTCTAGGAGCTACCATAATTTGAGGTTGAGTTCGTATATTTGGTGCAGACGCACCAACAGAATTATGCTGAGGTATTCCTCGACTTTGACCTTGAGGCAAATTACGAATAATTTCTTCCGCTTTTAAATTGAGTCCCTGAAGAGTGGGGTTTTTATTAACAATGTGGCTATCTAATTGTTTTAAATCGCCTAAATTTTGCCCCATAAACTGAAGCGTAGCCAAACGTATCTCTTCTGGTGTAGATTCTCTAAAAGCGTCGCTCATTACTCATCGAGTTCTTTAAGAAGATTATTAATAGAATCATCTGTCAAGTCATCTTCTTGCTGCTTTTTAGAAGCCTTGGGTTCTGGTGCAGAAGACCTTTTAACAGATTTGACTTCTGTAACAATTTGAGGAACCTCAACGGCAGCAGTTACTTCTTCTATCGCATCTTCTTTACAATAGTAATGTTGGTTAAATAAAGTCTTAAGCTCGTCGTATGTTTTAGCACTCACGTAAGACTCTAAATCAAATACTCCTTTATAAATTTTATCATAATCAGCTTCATCCAGTCCTTCAATTTCCTTAGGAGATTGAAACTTAGAAGAAACATAAGTAGGATAGTCTCCTTGCTTTTCTACTTTAATTTTTAAGCTGCAACCTTTAGAAGACAAGTCAAAAATGCGCGGGCCAAATTCTTCTGCATCTTCTCCCTCTATAGCATCCATGATAATTTTATGGAGTTGTTTACCAAACCGAATTAACTTAGTTTTACCGTTGTTATCAGAGTTAACAGGGTCGTTAATAACATAAGTATTAACTAACCAGTTTTCTCTTCTCAAAATAACGGACATCTTTTTCTTTTCCTCATCACTACCATTGCGCAAAACACGGTAGCGCTCTTCACCAATCGGATCACGTTGACCCCAGGTAGAAGGGCTTACAAATGTTACTAACTGGCCGGTGCTATAGCTATTCCATCCATAAGAATAATAGTGAAAAAACGTCTTTGAGGGGTCCTTTATATTAGGCAATAAACGAACTGTGTATATATTGCCCACCTCTGTCCTTAGGAAGTCTCTAGTACGAGAAGCTGTTGTTTCTTTAGTTAAAGCAGACTTAATGCTTTCAAACATTGAATTGGTAAATGTACTCATATTAAAATTTTATAATGAGCAACACCTAATTCAAGCGTTATTTTTAATTTTTTTATAGGCATAAGAACAGAGTAATTTGGCTTTTCTCGAGACAATATATTTTGTTCTAAAAATTTCTATTTTTGAATAAAAATCTTTACCTAGCATAAACTCTAAAACCTCGGGCCCCACCAATCTTATGTTGCGAATTGTGTCTTTGAATTCTAATAAAGAATAAAAATTGATTTTATGCTCTTGTAAATGAAGTAAAAAAGAAAACATGTTGTTTGTTCTATGGTTTACATAGCTGTCTACATTAATATTTTGCTCGCTGCAAAACTGTTTAATAAACTTAAATGATTTTAAAATATTTTTAAGTTGTTGTTTTTCGTCTGGATCCAAGAGCTCGTTTTTCTTCAAAAGTGTAGTATAGGCGTTAATCGCTTTAAGACTGATATAATAATCCAATCCAAAATAATTTTCATCTTGGTAAAGTTCATAAGGTGCTTTAAAAAAGCTTTGAACGTCAATGTGTTTAAAACGATTGAAAAAATTTGACAGTTTTTTTAAATAAACATATTCTTTTTTATCTAATAACTCCGCAAAATTTTTTCTATTTTTGTAAGGTTTGCCGTTACGAGAGACCCTTAAAAAAGTATTGTAAATATACTTTTCAAAATCAGAAAATTCTAGTACCGCCATTTGTAACGAGCGAATTCTTTTTTGACACGCTTTTTAACACTTGGCTTGTATCCATATTTAAAAAACCGAATTGTTTCTAATACTAAAGACTTTTGAACCTCACGAGCAAACTTGTTGTATTTTCTTGCAAAATAATCCTTATCTAGGGATTTCTTTCTATCTAGCGTTATTTCTGCGTTTACGTTAATCATAGTAGTGCTTTTTTGTTTGCGTTAAGATATTTCATTATATATTTACTCTTATATAATCCAGTATCAAATTGTAAAAAGCTTTTTACGGCAAGATAATCATTTTCAAAATCACAATATTCTTTAAACAAAATTCTTACGTTTGAATTCTGTAAAAGAAGTAAAAATATGTTTGCTAGATTCATTTTTTTAGTTTGTAGTAAACTTATTAAAGTACAAAAAGAGTAAAACAAATGATTAAACTCATATGCTGTGATTGAATAGGAGGGGTCTACTTTCATTTACAGGCCTCCAGCTTTTTACTAAAAGTTAAAAATTCTTCATTGATAAATCCACCGCCTATATTTTTAGTTCCACCGCCTTTGAAATTCGTTTTTGTAAAGTTACCAATATGAAGATTATCGTTTTTGTTTTTATCTTTTCTTAAGCTTATATATTTTGTATTTAAATTTACTACAATAGCTATATCGCCATTGTGTTTTTCTAAAATATAGTGGGCAACTTCACTGGGAGCCGTATTCGTAAATGTACTAACTACTTTGTAGTTTAAATTTTTATATTCAGTATTTGTTTTGAATACTGTTAAACCTTCTAATACTTTATTTAAATTTTCTTTGTAAAACTTAATTAAATTTTTATGCTGCTGGGTAAACACTGTAAAGCCATTTTTAAAATCATTGTAAAATTTTTCTATTCTATCACCCTGATAGCTCCAAAATAAAAAATTAAGATCTTTTGACAGGGGATGTTTTAAATTGTAGCTGTCGTAGTCGTTAACAAGAGATATTAAAAGTTTTTGTTGTTCGGTAAGAATGTCTCCGTATTTATCTTTTAATCTTTTATAAAGCATTAAAGCACAGCTTGAGCTATTTTCGGTTATAATTTTAGCATTTTTAAATTTTTTTATATCATCAGGGTCATCTTCACCGTGGTTAATGTATGTTAAATTAGGAAGATCGGCAATATCTTCATTTTTATTTAAAATAGATAAATCAAAAATATAAATTTTTTTAAAACTTTCCGCTTTATTATTTTTTAAAAAATTTTCAAAATCTTTTCTAAATGTTTTTTCCGTACAAGATTTATATGGGCATATAAGCTTTGTATACCATCTAAATACAGAGTAGCAGCATGCACCGTCGAGATCTGCATCTGTAAAAATAAAGATATTGTCAATAGGCTTTTCTGCCATAAATTTATTTAGTTTTTAACTTATAAAAATCAATTCTAATTATTTGAAAGTGAAGCAAGTGTATTGATAGTTGATGCACTTGCTTCCGTATCATTAACATGTTCATCTTCTGAAATAGTTAAAGTACTGTAATCTATACGCATAATACAATGACCGAAATTTGCTCCAAATCTATTCTTCATTATGCCGAGTTTTATAACACCTAGCTCTCTGTCTGTATCTTCTTGCCAAATACTCATTATAACATCAGCTGTAGCTGCTAGACCCATGCTTTCGGAAATTGTATTAAGACCGGGATCTGTAGTATTATAACCTTCACGGTTTAATTGAGTGGCGCTAACTATAGGGCAATTAAAGACGTAGCTTAATGCTCTTAGTTGCTCTGTACAGTATTTTATACGTTCATAGGTATTGTTACCGAGCGTAGTATGTAAAAGATTAATGTAATCGAGTATAATTGCATCAATTTTCAATCCTTTGCTTGTAAGTTTTTTAATAAATGCTTTAAGATGATTTGTGGTAACTGTAGATGGTGGAAACTCTTTTATAAGAATTTTTGCGCCTGGTTTTTCTACTGTATAGCCTTCAATAGTATTTTTTAAAGTTATACATTCTGGTTTTAAGTGATTGAAGGGTATTTTAGTAATATTTGTAAAGAGACGTTTTGCATATACCATTTCAGGCATTTCAAGAGTTATGAGTAATACTGTTTTATTTTGACTTGCAATATTCACCGCAGCGTTACCAAGAAAAATACTTTTACCGATATTTGTTTCACCTGCAAATACATAGATCGATCTGCCAGATTCTAAAAAACCTCCACCGAGCCTGTCATCAAGCCATTTCCATTTACTAGAAATATAATTGTCCTCCTTATTAAGATCATCAATAACCTTATCAACATCAGGAAAGAGATCTAATCCGGTATCTGTTGCAAGGCTTATATTACATGCTTTTTCAAACTTACTTAGAACGGCTGATGTATCCACACTGTTTTTTCCAATATCATCCACCACATCCATCATTGTATGATAAACTGCTTTTTCTTTTAAAAATGTTTCGGTGTTACTGTATAGTTCATCAACATTAAATTTTTTGTCTAAATCTAAAAAACTATTAGCAACGTTTTTAAAAGATTTTTTTAAATTATCGGTATCTAGATAAGTTTTTATTTCTGTTAATGTCGGTTTTGTTCCGCGCTTCGTATAAAAATCTTTTATAATAGAATAGATGTTTTTATTATCTGTATTTTTAAGGTACTTTAAATTAATATAATCAATAACAGAAGAAAGATATAATTCATCCGTTAAGCATTTATAAACAATAACCGTTTCAAAAAAATCTAGGTCTAGTTTTGCCATGTTACGTAAATAGTTATTCAAGAGTATTCTTGAATAAACTTTTCCTGGCTCTGCAAAAATGAACTGTCGCCCGGATTTAAAAGACCGGGTGAACTATGTACCGCCCAAATAGGTGTTACACCGAGTTTTAATTTTTTGTTATTTGCATCTATGCTACTTGCTATATCATAATGATGAAATTTATAGTTTTCGTTGAATTTCCAGTTTGTTTCAATAACTCGCTTACAATTTATACTTAAAAATAGGCCGTCTAAAATAGTAACGCGAGCGGGAGTTGGTCCAAAGCATGTCATAAGAATTTGATTATCTTGATGCAGTAAAGATGCTGGGTGGGCAACTGCTCCTCTTAAATTCCCACTACCAAAACCACCGCACATTAGATGCCATAAAGCTGGTTTTGCAACAACTGGATTAATACCACCGGCGAGTCCAACGATATCGTAATCTTTGTGGGCTTGTATTAGTTTTTCACAAATGTTTGCATCATCAACTATCAAGTCATCATGTAAGAAAATAATATAATCAAATTCGTTTTTGTAATTTTTTAGAATTTGATTATAGTTTTCGCTTAACCCTTTTTCATTATTAAAATCATAAAAAAGCTTAAATTTAAAAAGAGCTTTTTTAAAAATCTTATTTAAAGATTGATAGGTTAAAGTATCTTCAGCTTTTTTACGAGTACAAAAATAGAAAGCAAATTTCATGTATAGAAAGGCGAGTTTGATTTAAACTCACCGACTTCAGTAATACCTTCCGGTGTTAACAAATATAAAACACCTTCTTCAATAGCTTTAAAGCCTTTTTCAGATAATGAAGAAAAGCTATTATTTAAAAAATCTGCATAAAGAGTAGCACCCGAGCGTGCAATATAAACGTTTTGAGATCTAGAGTTATATATCCAAAGACCGAAATTACCTTGTAGTAGCCCTAAAATAGATGAAATAAGGCTAGCTTCATCTTTTTTAGGAAATTTTTTGCGCTGTAAATGTAGCAGAGCAGGTATAATGGAAGAGTCAACTTCGTTAAACAATTTTTTATTTTTAATATTTTTCTTTAATTCAAGATGGTTTGTTAGTACACCATTATGGGCAATAACCCAATCCTCTACATTAAAGGGATGTGATGTTTTATGATCATATTTTCTAATAGATGATGTCGGAGCTTGAGTATGACCGAGAAAATACTCAAAATCGTCTATTTTCCTTTTAAATTTTGAATATTTAATAACTAGATTTTTTGATAAGGTTATTTTACCTGGCGACCTGAGGGTTGCGTAAATATTTGCAGTAACAAAGATACCGCCAAACGCAAAAGTACCGCGTTTTTTGTTTTTATTGTAAAGACTTGTATATGTTTTAAAGTTTTTAGAACCAAAGATTCCACACATAAAATTATTTTAATTGAGAGAATAAATATTTCAAGATGAATAGAGATATACATTTAATATATGAGAATTATGTTAGATCTCGTAATCCAAACCTGTTAAATGAGTTGTCTCCAGTAGAAATGGAGGGCGGTATTGATGTAGGCCCTGTTGTAAACAAGACTTTGCCGGGGCAAGGAAAGCAATATGGCGCAGGGGCAATAAAGAAAGTAGCTGAAATACAGGGTAAATCAGAGAATGAAGTTGCTGAAGACATGGCTAAAACTATTATAGCAAAAACTGGCGATAAAAAAGAAGTTAATGGCAAAATGGTGCATTATTTTTCTGGAGAACCGGATGCATTTATCAATAGCTTAGTACCAGAATTTAAACAAAAATATGGTATAAGCCCTACTATGGCAAAATATACAATTAATTATATTTTAATATATATTCTTCATGCTAAAAAAACTTTGGGAGGGTTAGTCAAACTAAATACTAAAAATATATCGAACCCTGAAACATTACCAGACCAGCCTGTTGTGGTCGATAAAAAATTTCCTACTGAAGAAGAAGGATACGAAAGCGGATTTATTTATTACAAAAATAATGAAGCTGTTCTAGAAGGAAAATTAAATGAAATTTTTAAGGGAATGAGCGATGAAATAGACGGCGATGATATGTCTACTTCTATTAAGAAAAACATGATTATAGCTGGAGTAGATAGACGCCAGTTTTGGGATGTTGTTACAGGTTTATTAAAAAATAAGGCTTTTTTTGAAAGAAAAAAAGATACTAGAATGCTTGATGATGTGGACGGGTTAGCTATCGGTCCAATACCTACATCTGATAGAGATATAGAGGATGCAATTAGGGAGCTACCTTCATATAAAGAAATGCTAAGACAGAAGTCAAGAGAAGCTATATATTAATTTTTTTACAGTTATTTTTCTCCCAAGGTATTTCAATTTTATATGGTAAAGGATCAATATATCCAGCATCTAGAAATCCCTTTATCCTAAGCGAACAAGCCGTACATTTACCGCATGCAATATTTTTACCTTCATAGCATGTCCAGGTTTTACTAAAATCGACACCTAAGCTAATACCCGTTTTAACAATATCTGCTTTTGATTTAGTTAGAAGAGGTGCAATAACTTCTATTTTAGTCCGTCGATTTAAAGAGGATAATTCGTTTATTTTGTCTAAAAATTCCGGGCTTCCATCCCAGTATCCAGCGACACTATCAGCTTGCGCCGCTCCATGAATAATTTTTGCAGCATTATTACTCTCTGCATATGCAAGACAAATACTTAAAAGCATTATGTTTCTAAACGGTACATAATTAACTGTTTGAGGATCACCCATAACATTCTTAGCATAGGCTACTTTAATTTTTTTATTCGTTAAAGCACTAGTGCGGGCTATATCCTTAAAAAATGAAATTGGAACAATAGTATGATTTGTTTTTTTAGTACCATATTTTTCCCTAACAGAATCAATTTGAAGTTTTGCACACTTCAACTCTTTTTTATGTTTTTGATCATAATTAAATGATATAGCATCTGTATGACTATAGATTTTGACTGCGTAATGCAGCAATACAGAACTATCCATTCCTCCGCTGACAGGAACTACAACTCTACTCAACCGGCTCATCTACAGATGTATTAGAATGGTATGAGTATTCGTTTTGAAGTATCTTGTCAAGCTCAGGAATAATAAACCCGTCATAAAAAGCTGCATCTTTAGCAAAGTTTTTTGCATAACCAAGTTTATCACCTTTTTTATATTTACCACAATCAATACCAACAGTAAAAGTAGGCCCGCTCTGAACAACAATATTACGAGCTGATGCCATAGCGAGCAAACCGCTGTACTTGTTAAGACCTGTTTTAAAAGATAAGTACATTTCAGCTTCTAGAAATGGCGGTAAAAACCTATTTTTAACTGTAAGAGCTCGAATAGTAGTACCGGTATATTTGTTCGCTTCTGCTAACTTAACATCATCCAGTAAACTATCTCCTTCGCCTTCTTTTTCGTTTCGTTTGGCTAGTTGAACTAAAATACTAGACATGTAGAGAGGACCGGATCCGCCGGCTTGGTTTTTAACTAAGCTTGGATACATTGAAGCTGGGTCGTCATATGTATGGTTGGTAAATAAAATTGTAACTCCTGCTTTAGCAGCCTTAAAAGTTAGTACTCGAAACATACTTTTAAGAGACTTAGCTCTCAGACCCATATCTGCTGCAGATTTATCTTTCACTACATCATCAAGTTCTTTTTGAGATGCAAGATTACCTAAACTATCAATACTAATAATAAATTTACCTTTAGCATTATTTTCTATAACACTATCTAAAAAAGTAGAAATTTGATTACGACATTGATCAATAGTATCTACCGGGACATACTTTGTGCCTTCCGCATTAAGACCGACACCTTTCGTACTATTTTCATCAATAGCAATTTCAGTATCAAAAATAACAGGGTACAAGCCTTGTTTTTGTGCATTTGCTAAAATTTTATTTACTATAAACGTTTTACCTGTTTGACTTGGACCAGAAAAACCAACTATACGGCCTTTAGGTACTCCGCCCTTAATACAACTGCCACCCAAAATTGCATTTAGAGCATAGCAACCAGTATCATACCAAGTATCAACTTTGCTTAAAGCATTTTCATTTAAAAACGAAGCCTCACTATTGAGACTGTCCAAAGACGCGAATATCTTATTAAGATCTTTCATTATTCTATTTTAATATATTTTTTAAAAAATCAATAAAAACGCCCTACATATTTTATTATGTAGGGCGTTAATACAAGCTTAACTTATTCGTCAAATAACTTTATAACACGCTCGTCTTTTTGTTCGGCTTGTTTTGGAGCTTCTCCAGGAGCATTTGAAAAAAGCCTCTCATACTGAGTAATAAGCCTTTCATCATTTCGTACATCGGTTCCCATTACTACGCTGGCATAGTTAAACTTCCATACGGTACCAGCTTCACGAGATTTCTCACCTAAAAACTCTCTAAAGTACATAGGAATAGTTTGTACATTCAGCTGACCTGTTTGGGTCGGCTGAACGTGAATAATGGCAGGGTTTCTAACTAAAAAAGCAGCTCCCTTATCAATGTCCCCTTCAGAAGTACCGATAATAGTTCTGCCAATATGATCTACGAATGTGACAATATTATTTGTTTTGCTCATATATCTTATGTTATGAGATAGGTTTTAAAAATCAACGCTTTTATTTTAGTAATTCAAATAAATCTGTCTTAACTTGATTACCGGGAGATTTCAGCTTCCAATTCACAGCAGAATAAAAACGGTCAATTACACTGTAAATAATTTTCTGAAACATAAGCTCATGATCAGGCTTAAAATTATCCTTGAATTCTTTTGGATAGTAATATTTGTATCCTAACACAGAAATCCCAAATTTATTTGGTTGTTGGGTGTAAAAAAACCTTACTTTATCTCCGGATGCAAGTTTTTCGTATTTTTTATCTATTCCAAATTTTTCTAAAAGTTTGTTATGATAATATGCAGATTTAACATGGATAGGCATGTGCTTAGCTGTTTTAAAGCCGTCACATTGAGATCCATATTTTTCAAAGCCTTTTATTCCCATGGTAAAAGCTATATCTTCAACTGGCAGCTGTTTAAATATTTCATAAGTTTCATTAAAAATTTTATTCGTTTCATGTAAATCTTTTGTTAAAAGCATGGTTTCAATAATCTTTTTTACTTTAGGTTTAATTGGAGTAGGCATTGTTGTACGTACAACTTCAACACCTGTATACTTAAACTTATTACATGGTATACCTTCTTCATCTAAAATATGAATAACATATCTTTTCTTTTGTAAAAACAGCCCAACATCGGCAATAGCTTCTCGTTTAAAATTTAATCTACAATCTGTTGATCGTAGTGCTGCTATTCCCCATTTTTTTATTTCTACATTTAAAAAATCCTCAATTTCTTGAACTAATTTATAATATTCCGGTGTTATCCTACCCTTAGAATCTAACATCTTAATGTCAAGTTTTTCTACTAATAGTTTTATAGAGATATAAGAACTATCTGTATCGTTATAAATGATCGGTGTATTTTCATTTACATCTTTTTCTGTTAGATTGGCTTTAGCTTTTATATATTCAGAAAGTAATTTATTTGATTGTTTAATTACAGATTGTCCTGTTAACGTGATTGATTCTGCAAGTTGATCATCACCAAGAGGGCTATGTTTATTACCAAAATACCCATAAATGGTATTAATTAAAATTTTAATAGTGTGTTGCTTAATATTTACATTAAAAATTTCCTGTTGAGTGCTTTTATATTCAGAAGAGCCCTTTTCTAAAGTAATTAATTTACGCTTTAAATGTTTTAATTGTTTTTTAAGCTCTACTCTTTTTTCGTAGTAATAATCTACTGTTATAGGTATAATTCCTTTTTCTTTTTGAGAAAATAAAACTTTAGCTTTTGATATAGCTATTTTTTCTTTAGATATAAAATTTACAAAATTTTCATGGGAAAGCTTGAATGTCTGTCCGTTTACGTGATCAATTGTAATTTCTTTATCTGTCTTTTCTGTAATAACCCCTACTTTTGTTTCGGGAGATAAATTAAGAGTAATCATCACATTTGGGTAGAGACTATTTGCATCAAAAGATACAATATACTCCTGAAAACCTTGTTTAGGTTCACTTACATATGCACCCTCATTTTTTCCGTCTTCTTCAACACCCTTATTAAAAGTTGGTATTCTTTGGTTGCGTTGACGAGCTTTAATAGCACATAAGCCTGTAATAACAGAAAGGGAACCTAATGCACCTTCAAATGTAGTTAGCCCTGCATAAGCTATCATTCGCAATAATGACAAATATTGAAGCTTTTCTTCCAATCGTACTAACAAATTAACGTCTTGAACGTTATATTCAACAAACATATCCCAATTTGTATCTGCAAGTCCCGATAAATTAGTATCTCCATAATCTACTTTACTTTCACCTAATTCTGTACTTCCAATATTATCCAACTTATATGATTCTCTTAGTGTCGGACAAAATCTCTTATATATATCTAAATAATCAACACAGGATATTCCTTCTATATGCCACTTTATCTGTTCCTTGCCAAACTTACCAACAAAAGTCCGAGCACGAATTGTGTTAATAGGGGAAAGTCTTTTTGCTTCATCTTCACCGAGAATTTTTACAATACGATTTACTATGTAAGGTATATCAAAAAATTCGCTATTCCACCCGGATAATATATCTGGATAATCAGACTGTAAAAAATTTAAAAACCTTGTAAAAAGTTCTTTTTCAGTCTTACAGTGTATATAGGTAAAATTATCTTTCTTTTTAGAATATGATTTGAGCCCCCAAGTATAGAAATGTTTTCTTAACGAATCGTAAATCGTAATAATATTAACTGGATGTTGTGGGCTTTCAGGTACAGGAAATTCATCTGGGCTGTAAGTTTCAATATCTATAAAATAAACTTTCAATTCGTGTTTAGTAAATTCATCTGTTTCGTTTTTCTGCCAGAAAGTATCGATAAGAAACTGCTGTTGAACGTTAAAATTTTCAAACAACCGTTCTACTTTATTATCTTTTAAATATTTGTATCTTTCAGCCTGATTGCGGAATGTTTTCTTTTTTAATTTAGTATTAAAAATGCTTGTACAATCAGAATGATTATTCGTTTCTAGATATATGTAAGGATTGTAGCTAGTGTCATATTGAGTACGTTTTCCTTCACTATCCCAGGAAAACAATCGCATGACCTGCTGATTTGGAATATAAGCACAGTTTCTATACACAATTAAATTTTAAGAGATACAACATTTTAATCAAGAAAGACCATTACAGGCATTTAAGAGGCGTCTTTCCGGGTGACCATAAGGTAAGGTATAAAGCTCTAAATATTTGTTAATATTATCTTCGTTTTCTAGCCAGCGATCCCCGGCGACTTTACGAGCTTTAGCACACATATTCATGTATTTGCCTTTCTTTTCTAAGGTTTGATCTATAGCCTCAATCATATCATCACCGGTTTTAAACTTAATAGGAGCATCAGCATATGTACACAAATCTTGACATGCAATTGGCAAACCAAAGCAACTGGACTCTATGTATTTTAAATCACTTTTAGCTTTATTAAAAGTGTTGTCTTGTAAAGGTGCTACAAGCATATTAACACGGAGACTAAAGATTTTTTCAGGATAATTATATAGTGATTCCCAGGTGTGAAATTCAAATTGTTTAGCTTGAACTAAAGGATGAAACCTCATCGGATAAGCCCCGAGAAATACCCATTGATATTTGTGCATAGTACCTAAAATTGCTTCTAAGACATGTTCAAAATCATCTTTTTGACCTACTCGATTATCTACATCAAAATGAGCTCCCGAACCAGCATATAGAATACGCGGTCGCTCTTTATACAAGTCATAATTTTCTGAAATACGTTTCTCATCATAATAATGGCCCATCCACCATTTAGGGGGATAATTTGGTATTTTAGTTACATTTTTATTATTTGTTTTAGATTTATAATATTCTCTCATGAAATCGCATGTAACGGTTATTTCATCACAAAGTTCCATAATTTGTTGAGAGGTACTTCTAATTTCATCAGCTATAAAAGCGGGTTTAAATTTATTGTATTCAGGTATATCTTCACGGAACACCAAATCATCAATTTCATATATAATTCTAAAGCTTATTTGTTTTTGAACTTCTTTTAAAAACTGAACAAACTTTAATTGAGCTGGTGTAGCCTGTCTTTGAATCCGAACAGCTTTGGCACCTATAAAATAACGGGGATCAAAGCACATGACCGTGCTACCATGTACGGTCATTTTTTGATGTGCGTTGAGTAAGTGCTCTGGCCATATTAACCGCCAAAAACCACAACCGCTGTAATCTGCATAATAATTTAATGCGCGGGGTAAATGGATCTCTGGAGGCACCGGATTCGTTTCTGGTGGTGGACCAGCCATAAAAGGATGCGGAGCAACAAATGGAGAAGATCCAAACGGTGAGGCAAAAGGCGATGGGCCGAACATCTTAGTAATTATTGTTAGTTAGGTAGATAATCAACTTTTCTTGTGATTCCATTACGTTTTTCTAAAAATATGATATCACCGGAAGCAGACTTAACACTTTCTTTTCTATGACTTATAATCATGACCGATTCATTAAAATTTTGTACACGTTCTCTTAATATATTAATAACTAAATCAACACCTTTCTCGTCAAGACTCGAATCAAACAATTCATCATATATACTAAAATTATATGTCACGTCACCCTGTAATCTACGTATATCCATAAAAGCAAACAAACATGCTAAGTCTATATTCTTTCTTTCTGCACCACTAAAATTGAAATAAGAACATAGCTTGCCTTTATCATCTATTATCTCTTCTTCAAAATATTCATTAAATGTACAGTGACAATTAGCATCCATCTTTTTTAAATAAAAAATGAGTTTCGAATTAAACAATTGTAAAATCTTTTTAACAATATATGCTTTTACACCTTCTTCTGAAACAACGAATTTAGCAGTTTCTTGAAGCTTGATAGCTTTTTTTAGTTCATCTATTTTTTTATTAATCACTTTTAGTTTTTTATTTTGATCATCAATAAGACTATCATAATTTTTTACATTATTTTTTATATCTTTTAAATCTTGATCTAATTCAATCTGCCAGGCTTCCAGTTGTTTTTTTCTACTTAATGTATTGTCATAATCCTTTTTTTCTAAGTTAAAATTATTAATTTTAGTTTGAAATGTTTTAATTTTTTCATCTAATTTCTTTTCTAAAGATAGCAATGTTTCTACATCCTTTTCATTTTTTTCTATTTCTTCATCATACTCGTCAATTTGCTTGTTAATTTTTTCTTTTTCTTTTTCTATATGCTTTTTATCAATATCTACTATATTTCGTAAGCACATCGGGCATTTTCCTTTTAATGTGTCTATAGTAGAGAATTGCTTATTGAGCTGCTTAATAAAAGTTTGTTTTTCAGAAATGTTATGGCGAATTTTTATAAGTTTAGAGTCTACTTTTTCAATATTATTTCTTTGTTCATCAATCTGCTTTTCAATTTCTGAAACATCATGCTTTACAAAAGCTTTAAGCTTTTTCTCTATAGAAATTAACTCATCTGCATTATTCTTTTTTCTATTTTCGTATTTTGCTTTGCGCGCTTTTTGTTCAGCCTCTGTGCTTACTTTTTGTTTTTCTAAGACTGTAATATTTCGCTCTATTTCATCAAATTTAGTAGATTCAATATCAAATTCACGTTTAGTATCAATTATATCTTCTTTTAATCTAGAAAGCATATCACTAAACACGCTTAAATTAAAAATATCTTCAATAAATTTTCTTTTATCTTGTTTCTTCTTTGCCATAAACGGAATAGTATTATTCACTGTCATAATAACACAGTTTTGAAACACATCTTCGGTACAATTTAGAAGCTGTAAAATATACTCGTTGGTATTAGTGATACTATCTCGGGTAACGTCTTTGCCATTTATTTTTAAATAACACCGAGACGGTTCTAATGATCTCGTAATTTGTATATCATCTTTTTTGCCTAAATTTTCTATTTCAATATCCAAAACAACTTCACAATTTGTTTTATTAATATTATTAACTATAAGTTCTTTTTTAAGATCACGTAGCGTGTTACCAAACACCCCGAAATGTATAGCATCTGCAACAGTAGATTTACCTACACCGTTTCTGCGGTCCTCTTTATCGCGATTAACACCGGTTATAATATGAAGACCGGATTTAAACTCTACTTCTACAGGTTCTTTTCCTACGGATAAAAAGTTTTTAAGAGATACTTTTTTAAATGCAATATTTTTCATTTACATTTTTGGTATAAATCAATACAATACTTAGCTACTTCATCCTTATCTTCGATTTCAAGCAGGTTTACAAATTCATTAATAGCCTGAGTAATATCCACACCGCCCAAGTCATATCTATTTTCTTCAGGTACGCTTAACCGGTCCACAGCAAGAGAATAATCTACAGAAAGAGACTGTGGTTTATGAAGAGATACCTTTTTTAATAAACTATCAATATTTTCGCTAGATATTTTTTTATCAATAACAAATTTTACTATGTTCTTTGAAAACATAGCTTCAACTTCTTTACCTTCTAACGATTCTTGATTTAAAATTTCTGAAAGAAGTACTTTACGGTGTTTCGGTGAAACATTATTCTCAAAAAACTCATAGCTAATATCATTTAAATCTAGAATATAATAACCTTTTGAAGAACCAACGTCACCAAAATCCATCTCAAACGGATTACCTAAGTATATAATTTTACCTTCATCGTACTCTCTTTCATCTCTTAAATGAAAATGACCAGAAAAAATATACCGAGCATGATCTAGTAAGTCTTTTGATTTAAAACCTTCTTCACAGAGCTTAAATGAATTCATTTTGAAGCTTTCTATTTCTAAATGACCAAAAATAATATCGCCTTTATCTAGATTTGATAAATCAGAGTTCCAAGGTAAGAAAATACATTTTTTACCGTAAAGAACTGTAGTACAAGTTTGACTTATAACATTAATATTGTCCCATCCATGTAGAATAGATAGAGAATTAACATCAGTACGATCTTTATAAAAAGAATCGTGATTACCAACTAAGATATTTATATTAAAATCTTTCCAGATTTTTAATATTTCATTAACTACATGAATCGTGTTTACAGCTATTTCATCTCTGTAATGATAAAGATCTCCAAGCAGTAAAATATCTTGAATATTTTTTTCTTCTAACTCGTTCTTTAACCATATAGCCCACTTGAGAGCGGTATCGTGCCAAAAGCTACTATTTTGATGTACTCCAATATGTAAATCGGATATACAGCAAACTTTGCTGTTTCGTAAAGTTACGTCTTTTTGCATTAGTCTTGTGCGTTATAATTATCATCATCTGGCTCTATGTAGATGTGAACATTTCCAAATTCATCTGTCTTAGCCATTGTTTCAGTATAAACTTTTTGTTTATACTCATCTAAAACTTCATGATGTTTCTTCTCTTTTTTAATCCGATTGATAAAAGCATGAAATGCAATTGTTGTAAAATATGAAAAAGGACTAAATCCTGAATCTAATCTAAACTTTTTGTTCTTTAATGCCGAAAACATTTTTACAACAGCATCGCCAATCATCTCATCTTTGTAAGAATAGTTAATAAAGTTAGTAGCATAAGACAACCCGTTAGCTATCTTTATAATACTATCTCCAAGTTTTTCACTAATGCGCTCTGACTGATAAAACTTACGTATCTCTTCCTCAAATTCTCTACTATTTACATAATGAAGTTTATCTTTTGGTTTAAGCTTTTTTGCTTCTTGAACTTTCTTAGCTAATATTTGAAAGTCAGGATCATTTAAATCTAGATCATCTTCTATAGCTAGATCTTCAGCAATATTCTTGCCTTTTTTCTTAAGCTTCTTGGATTGTTTTTGTATTGGTTTGGATGTTTTCTTTTTCATAAAGTTTTAAACGCTTCTCCATATGCTGTTTACCGTAAAAAAGTTGATCTGCTATGTCAAAAATAACTAGCTTTTCCTTATTTTGATGTAAGCGAAGACCACGGCCTATTGATTGTATAATCTTCACCTTTGCTTTTCCACCTCCGGCGAAAATTATAAAATGTAAATTTCTTATATTTATTCCGGTCGAGAATATTTTTGATATGGCAACAACACAAATATTATCTTTTTTCTCCATTAAATTTTTAATTTTGTCTCTTTCTTCAACTTCAACTTCTCCGCGTATAAAATATACGTCTTTTGTTTTACAGTGTTCTTTCAATAACGATGTTATGGTTTCACCGTGCTCAATAAAGTCTATTAAGATAAGAACATTATTCTTTAGACCGGTTACTAATTTACTAATAATTTTATTTCTAAAGTCACTCTTAATTATAAATTTTTGTTCAGCTCTGAATCTATCTGATATTCCTACAAAATTTTCCTTTTCTTGTATTTTTTTATAAAAAAGTTGTAATATTTGAATCGTTACATTACTTACATAATTTTCTAACCGAAGCTCGTAGCTATTTTTCTCGTAAAGAATAGGTCCAATTTTTCCTATAATGTTCCATTGGTCTAATTCGTTTTCTGGTAGTGTACCGGTGAACCCAAATTTAAACGGGGTATTAATTTTTTTAATAATTTTGTTAATTTCGTTACCTCTTCTTATCTTATGAACTTCGTCAACTACAAGAAAGTTAATTTGAGTGAGCCAATCTAAGTTTGTGTTCTTGCTTTGAAGTATTCCCAGATTAGCAATAACCACGCTTGTTGTTAAATCGAGCGGATTACTACCTGTAAATTTTGAAGTACTGTAAGAAACTTTGTAACTTTTAAAATCACTAGATGTTTGGTTTACAAGACCAAGATCTGGAACTATAATCAAAGCTTTAGCTTTTGGTGTCTCACGAAACGCGTTAGCTAATACCGATGCTATAACTAAGGTTTTACCGCCTGCTGTAGCTAGAACAACAGTTCCCCTTCCAATTTTATAACACTTTTCAACTATTTCTTTTTGATAATCTCTAAGATCTAATTTAAGTTTTTCTATTTCTTTATCTTGTTTCCAAAGACTCTTAGCGGGTAGTAATTGCTCTAAGATTTGAGTATCTGTCTTAATCTCATCTACATACTGTAGAAATGTGATAAACTTTCTTATCTCAAAGTATAAACCTAAATCAAACCTACCGTTAGGGGTGATAGCATAAGTTCTTTGCGGTACGAATCTTTTATAATTTCGTATAAATGCTGCAGATTCGTTTTTTACAGAAAACTTTTCTCGTATTTCATTAAACAGGTCACCACTAACGATGCCCTGCTTTTTAGCAGAGTCATATTCAAATGATATCATGTGGTCTCAAGTTTTATGATATCTATTAAATTCTTCAAATCATAAGATGTACTGCTTAGAGTCTTTTCTGCTTTCTCTAAAAGTTCTACTACAAGATTCAGTTCGTTTATTTTTTTGTCTATCTCTTTTAATTCGCTATGTTTTTCAGCGGTTTTTTCTATGATAGGTAATGCTAATTTGACAGGACTCGTCTCTTGGATTTGATCTACTAATTTTCGTTTTATTTCCTCTCTTTTACCTCGACATTCAAAAAGCTCATGTTTATGTCGAATATAGCGCCCAGCCCATTTATGCTTGATTCCGGGTAATTTCAACTGGTATTCTTTTAAATTTAGCTCGTCAATCTTTAAATCGCTTTCTAATTCCTTAATATAATCTTCGATCATTAGCTAAATAATAATATATACAAACGTAAAATCCATGAACAGATTTGAAAAAGTATTTAATGAAGTTTTAGCTGAAAACAACTCCTCTGGAGGAGAAAGTAGCGTTTTTGGTAGTAACAATGGTCAGGATATTGGCTCTCATGGAAATCAGTTTGCCTCTCAAAATAGTAATGCCTATGCGAAAGGCGACAATCGAAAATTATCTCCTTACGGTCCTGCAGGAGCTGTATTAGGCGCTAAAGTTTCAAAGAAAAAAAAGAAACGCAAAAGTTCTAACGTTACGGTTAAATTTCCGATACAGCGTAGAACATTTTCAGGTTATTGATATGGATTTAGGGCATTGGATAGTGGCAGAGGGTGTGGAATTTTCTGAAGAAAACTACGGTTTTATATATGAAATAACTAATAAAGTTAATAATAGAATTTACATTGGAAAAAAGCAATGTAAGCATAGAAGAAAAAGAAAACCGCTTAAGGGTAGGACTAAAAATAGAATTCAAATTCAAGAATCAGACTGGAAAACTTATACAAGTTCTTCAAATGATCTTAATTATGACATACAAAAATATGGAAAGGAAAAATTTGTGTTTAAAATTATCCGTGCATGTAATTCAAAGTGGGAGCTAGCTTATTTTGAAATTAAAGAACAAATTGAAAGGGAAGCAATTTTATCCGAGCAATATTATAATGGAATAATAAACGTAAGAATTGGGCGTCCACCAAAAGATTTGAAGTTATAAAAATATACTTTAAAATACAATGTGAGTGATATTTTAAGTCGTTATAACATTCATTTAACAGATTTAGTTAATATTTACAAAAATAAAATTGATGTACCGCTTGTTAACGACTTGCATAAATTTAGTATATTAGGTCAAATAGATAAATCATTTAGAAAACTATTTTTGCATAACGTAATTTTTTATGTTTGTCAAGAAATAGTAGAAACAAGATGTAAAGAGAAAATAATTTTATACTATTGTGAAAAAGAATTTTTACAGCAAAAACTTAATATTTTTGAACATTACAACAAGCATGCAATAAATTATGAGCTTTCTAATGTATTTAAAATAATAAGAAATAAAATACCTATTCGCTATTTTAGCTCAGACACACCTATGTTAGAATTAAAGTCTTTATTAAAGGATAAAAACGGTAAAGCAGTAGATGTAGTAAACAAAATTCGTCATCTTTCTGACAAAAAAGTTTCTTATAGCTTTTTAAAAGCAAAATCATTTTGTAATAAGAATGGACTAGTGTTTTTAGTCAAAGAGTATTTTGAAAAGCTTAAGACAAAACATCTTTTTATATCATAGTTTTTAATAAATATATGTGTGAAGTTTAATGATTCATTAAAAAACGCATATTTGTTGTTTGAGCAAGAGCCGCCTGAAAGCGCATTGCCAGATGCTGCAATGCCTCAGAAGGATGCATTACCAGAAGCGCCACCGGGCCCGGATTTAGAAACAAAAACCGATAAACTTACCCCTGAGGGCGAAGTAATGTTGATAAGATTACTATTAAAAGCGTTTGTATTGTCACCTGAACCGGAAGATGCATCTGAAATATCTAAAATTCAAAATGTTAATGCTAATAATGCTAAAGAAGTTCTAAAGAAAATTATTGGACTAGTAAGAAAATATACTAACGTTGATGTCGATATTCCGGAAGTTTAAAACGGTGTCAAAAGGTTATGAGGCTTTTTGATGAATACTATTTTTTAGTAAACGAAAAAGCTAGTCTTCTTCATCCTTATTCATTACCAAATATTACAACTGGTAATGATCTTGTACGTTTTTTTCAAGAATCTATATCATCAATTGAGAATGGCAAAGCTACCTTAAAGTTTGATGGTGTTAACTGTTCATTAAGATTTCAAAATAATCAATTTGTTTTAGATCGTTTTTCCTTGAAAGACGAGGAAGGTATAACAGCAGATAAGTTATCTTCAAGATTTAAAGAAGGACATGGTCTTATTGATGCGGGTCAAACAATATTAAAAATCTTTAATAATTCTATTCCTAATATACAACAAGAGCTTCATGAGTTAAGAATGTTAGAAAAAAGTAATATTGTTTTAAATATAGAATTTATTCAAGGTACAACAAACGTTATAAATTATAAACACAATTATTTTGTTATACATAATGTATTAGAAATTTATGAAGCTTTTAGTCCGGTAAGAAAATCTAGAAGCAGAAAAGTTAGAGCTATAGATTATGATAAAAATTCTTTAGAAAGATTAGTAAAAAAAATAAATTTAGAAGCTAATAAATTCAATTTTAATGTGGTACATAGAGAAATAGTGCGTTTTTCTACTAAACCAGATTTAAATAAAATTTTAAATTCTAAATTAGACATAAAAATAAATGAAGAAAATATTCAATCTGATACTTTAAAAAATCTGCTAGAAAAAGCAAAAAATACAAGCAACGTTATAGTAAAACTTTTTGATAAAAGCTCAGTTCGAGCTCTAAGCAGAAAGATATACCTTTTATTCGCAGGTGGTTACAGTATCGAGCAAATTTTACTAGATTTAAATAAAGTCCAAGCCGTTGTAGATGGTATTGTCTTTTATCATACTACTATGTTCTTAGGACAAGAAATTTTAAACTGCTTGGTTTCTAATTTAGGGCCTGTAAATGAACAAGAAGGTATTGTTATTAATGATATAACTTTATCACACGTACCTTTTAAAATTACCGGCACATTTATGACAAGGAATTATTTTGAGAGTAAATTTAGAAATGAAGAAGAGGAATATGGATTTAAAGGTTTTTATAATAATGTACAAAAAACTTTAGGAGTTCCTTTTACAGAACCCGAATACGGTAAGCAAAGTCCGCAATTAAGATTAACACCGGGAATGGTTATATGAATACCTTTCAAGATTTTTATAATAAATCTCTTAAAAATAACTTAGTAGTTATATTTCCAGGTAGATTCCAGCCTTTTCATCCGGGGCATAAAAAACTTTATGATTATGCAAAAGAGCAGTTTCCTGCTGCAGATTTTAAAATAGCTACTAGCAATGTGAATAGAACCACAACATATGAAGATCCTCGATATAAAATAGATCCTGAAAGATACCCTTTTACGTTTGAAGAAAAGAAAAAAATAATTCAAGCGTACGGTATACACGAATCTGAAATACAGCTAACAGCTAATCCGTATAAAGCTGTAGAAATTTTAAAAGATTATAAACCGGAATTTACCAAAGTTATCTTTATTGGTGGAAAAAAGAATGAAAGTGAATCTGAAGGTAAGCCTAGATTTAGCTACTCTGAAACGTCTTATTTTCAGCCATTTAAAAAATTAGAAGATCTACAGCCATTTGATCCAAATCATAATGGTCATGCATATATTTATGAACCCTTAACGCTTACGTTTAAATTAGGAGAACAAATAGTACAAGACGCAAGTCAACTAAGAAAAATGTATAAAGAAGCTGACGAACAAACAAAAAGAAATTATATAAGAGAATTGTTAGGAGAGTTTAATAAAGAGATTTATGATTTATTTTCTTCTAAATTAAGTTGAGAAGATTTAAATGTAGCTGTTGTATCAGTTGAAAGCTTAGCTAATTCAAAAGCAAACTCATGAGAAGGTACAAGAGAGCGAAAGCGATTTAATACATCTTGGTAATACTTACTTTCTTTATGTGCAGCTAGATTCTTTAAAATTCGGCCGCAATCATCAAAGGATAAGTGATTAACTTTCTTGTTTTTTTGCTTTTTACTCATACGCTTTAAAAAGCTTAGAGCTTTTTCTGTTCTATGACCTTGATAGTCTCAAAGAGTATTTTTTCTAAATTTTCTAAAGATTCTTTTTTTAATGAATTTTTCAAACTACTGATAACTTTCTCACTACCTTTATCAATAGCTGCGTAGAGTGATTCTTCATTATTCTCTTCAAGACTATTCATATCCATATTAAATTTCTGTCGGTATTTTTCGTAATCTTTATAAGCAAAAATTGAAGCTAAATTTTCTTGAGCTGTTGTGATTTTAGAAAATACCCAAGGTTCTAAATTTTCTTCATCTTTCAACAAATCATGAAGCATAGCAGAAATTTTATGTATTCTAAAGAGCTCTTGTTTTGCCATAAAGGCACCAGTATCTTCCGAACCTCCTTCAAACCCTGATTCCGGTTCTATGCTTGTACCACATCTACATTCTTCACAATTTTCATCTTCACAAGTACATCCCTCTTCCCCTTCGCAAGCACATTTCTTTTTAGGGAGATTAATAACTGTAGGTTGTCTAGACCCTAACCCCACTTCGCTCTCAGCATTAGGACCTAAGCCAACGTTTTCCTTTACTACTTTTTGAGTATATAGCTCATTTAATAGTACAATGTCTTTCTCGAACATATAAATATTTATGCAAAATACATAAATAATTCTAACTATGAAATCATTTAAAACGTTTTTTACAGAAAAAAAGAAAGCTCCGCGTGGTGTATGTTGGAAGGGTTATAAAATGGTCGGCCATAAAAAGAAAGGTGGCAAAACGGTTCCTAATTGTGTACCAAATAAGTGAAAAATTTTCAGGATTTTTTTAATAGACCTGTACTTGGTGTCAATGAATTAATTGACATACAGGGTATTGGCAAAGTCAAGGCTAAAGTAGATAGCGGTAATGAAGGTTACAATGTTTTGCATGGTATAGATATAAAGACAAGTAACGGTAAAATCACATTTACAACTGTAGATAACAAAACAGTAACATTACCTTTAAACGGGGATATGCAAATTCATATTGGTAGTGGTGTAAAAGAAGACCGTCCTATGGTGAAGCTTTCATTCAGCTTGCTGGGTAAGACGTTTACCGAGCCATTTACAATTGCAGACCGTTCGGAAAATGAAGACCCGGTTTTAATTGGAGAACCATTTTTAAAAAAAATTAGAGGTTTAGTTGATGTTTCTAAAGAAATAAACGAATCTTTACAATACAAAGTAATTGCAAAAAGAAATGATGAATTATCTAAAGCTTGGAATAAAAAAAAATATACAGAAAAAGAAATTAGAAAAATTGCTAACCGTCAGAAAGTTTTAATTACAGATATAAAAGGTTCTCCGAAATTTAAAGGTAAAAATAAATTAAAAATAGTTAACCCATTAAATAAAAAATCATTTATTAAATTTAAAAAAGTTATCAATAGCGACACCACAGAAACCGATTGATTGTAAAATTTGAAAAATATTGTATTGATTAATGGCTTTCGTAACAAACACAGTGGGCGCATAATGCACATCTGTATCAATTCTATCCCCTATTTCTTCACCTGTTAGTAAAATATCATCTATAAAGTCCATAGCTCCTCTTAATTTTAAAAATTTGTAGTAAAAATCTTTATTATCTGAACATTCTAACAACACTTCGCGGTGAAGGTATTCGTGGGCAAAAAAAGTAAGCTCTCTAATGCTAGATACCGACGATGGTGGGTTCACTAGGTCCCCATGAATTATGAGGTTTGTAGCCACAATAAATATTTATTGTCATTTAGATTAATTTTCTGTTCTGCGCAAACTCAATAAACTTATAAAACTCATTTCTCGAGTTATCATTATTATCTAGAAAGGCTCCGGACATCCGAGCAGTTCGCATAGTAGAATCATGACGAATACCACGGTTAGAACAGCATGTATGATTAGCTTCAATCATGACTGCAACACCATTATTTTTCTCACAAACATTATTAATATAATCATGAATTTGCATTGTAAGATTTTCTTGAACTTGTGGGCGGCGAGAAAACCAATCTACAATTCGATTTAATTTACTCAATCCAATTACTTTTCCGTTCTTTGCAGGTATGTAAGCCACGTGTGCAAATCCCATAAAAGGAGCATGGTGATGTGAGCAAAGCGAAGTTAATTTAATATTTGTTTGTGCTACAATTCCATCATACTTGTCAATATTATCAAATGCTGTAACTTTGGGAGGCTCACTATAACAACCCCAGGCAAAATCTTCCACAAAAGCTTTAGCAACCCGGTGCGGTGTATTTGAACTATTAGGATCATTTCTCCAGTCATATCCAAGCGCATCCATATATGCTTCATATGCTTTAGCTGCTTTATCTATAATTTCGTGCTTTTCTTGTTCGTTTACCGGGTGATTGTGGTTTGCAAAAGCTAATTTTTTTCTACTCATCTTTAATTTTTTAATATAATAGTACTGTTTTTCAAGATAAATAATGTTAATGAAAGGTGATTCCTGTCTGACAAAATTGTTAGAATCTAGTTCTCTTAAGAAAATTAGAATAAAAGTAGATCCTAAAGAAATTTCTAAAGCTACAGATTTTAGCAAGTGTAACGGATATGAAGGTTATATTTTAAGAGAAAAATTAGGTAAAACAAAGATTATAGTTTTATCCCCGGATTTTCCAGTATTTGATGATATCCCGGTTGAATTTTTAGAAACCATTTTAAACGATCAGAACGTAGATATTGTAGATGAATTTAAGTGCTTCGTACACGGTAAGCTGGAGATCAAGGACGGGGACCCTTTAATACAGTGTCTATCTAAAGCTGAAACAATTGAAGACATAGAAGCCGGTCTCCGTCAAAAAGGATTGGAACCACAGGCTATTTGTGAGCTTTACAGAGATTTTATTTCTAATGAGCAAGTTTAATAAACGAGTAAGCGAGCTTTTAAATGAAGCAGGCTATACTTCTGCAGCTCTTAAATCTGGAGCAAAATCTTTTGGTAAAAAAGCTTTAAAAGCTTTAAATCCACTTACTCTAGCTAGCAAAGGAATAGGTGCTTTAGGAACAGCGGTAAAAGGTGCACAAGCAGTTGCAACAGCACCGCAAAAATTTGGTCAAGCATTAAAAGGAGCAGTTGTAGATAATGATTATTCCCCTCTTTCAAATTCGTTGGGAAATATATCCCAAAAATTAGGAACAGCAGGAGAGAAGATCAATCAAGGTATATCTGGTGGAATTCAAGCAGTTAAAACACAAAGAGATCAAGATATACAAAAAAGAGAAAATAAAATTTATCAAGGTTTAATAGGTACAAATAATCCTCCACGCCCTGGAAACAAAATATCTTTTTATAACGTACCGGGTATGGTAGAAAACGGAATATCTGTAGGTTCTATAAAAGAAGTAAGACCTTACAAAAATGGATATGTATATACTGTAAGAGTTAATTCCGGTAAACCAGATGGCCCGGATACGGCTAATATTGTCTATTCAAAAGATAGCTCTTCCGTAGAAGTTTTTTATTCTAAGAAAAATGTTCCAATGCCTAACTTGACGATGAATACAGTATTGACACCTTCGGGTAAAGGATCGTGGTCAATCTCGCAGCCCGAATACTTAAAACCAGATAGGTCTTCATCTATTAACGCTACGGACGTCACTAGCGGTACCCTTGAAGTGGGGAAAGATATCGTTTATCGTCAACCAGATGGTAGTTTAGCAAAGGGAGTATACCTCGGCTATAGTGACATGACTGGTAAAAAGCTTCGAGTAATAAGAAAATAACTCCCAGAGTTGATTTTTAATCACTTTTTCTTATAATAATATAGGTATAGAAAAGACTGCGTTTTTTTTTAAGAAGTTGATTGTTTTAGAAATTCTATAATTAATTTTATGAAATATCAGAGTACAAAAATAATTGAACTTGGTAGTTGTGCATTCCGTCAATGGAGAGCTGAAAGTCATTGTAAATTTATACACGGATATCGGCTTACAGCAAAGTTTTGGTTTTTTTGTAATGAATTAGACGATAAAGGTTGGGTTGTAGATTTCGGTGCATTAGATAACTTGAAAAGCGAGCTACAAAAAATGTTTGATCATACAACTTGTATTGCTTTAGATGATCCATATCTTAAAGAATTTGAAAATTTAGCTAAGCTTGGTATTGTTGATTTAAGAGTCTTTCCTTACGGCGTTGGTATTGAAAAGTTTACACGAGAAGCATTTAATATTGCAAACAAAAATGTTAAAGCAATGACAAATGATCGTTGTTGGGTAACGAGAGTAGAAATGTGGGAGCATGAAAAAAATTCAGCTATATATGAAGAAGCAACAGCCATTACATCTATTTCAGTTGGCTCACCAGTACCTGCGATGGTATCTAACTCTGCAGCAGGAGATACATTACAGGAACAACCTCAAGTCAATAACCCGGTAGCTGATAACCCCCGGGCAGCTCCTTTATATACAAAAAAGAGTTCTGGATATAGTAATTTATTTGGTGGTACTAGTTGGGGAAATAAATGAGTCAAGATAAAAAGCCGATCGATGCAGAGATTAAGCAGCAGCTTTACGGTGGGGAAATAACCGATCATTATCCTAAACTTCAAGATAAACTACCTTATAAAAACGATAATGAAGCATTAGAAGATATCTATTCAAAAATTCAACAAAAACAAAAAAACATTTTAAAAAATAAAAACGTTATGATAAAGAAAAAATAATTGAGTATATTTCTGGGTAAACCCTAGCTGTCTCACCTAACTATTTATTTTTTATAGTAGCTATAATTTTTACAATAAATTTTAATAGTTTACTTCTTGTTATATCGTCTTCTGTAAAATGAAATGAATGTATTCCTTGTGCACGACTTTCATCAAAATCGAATGCTTTCATTATTTTTTCGAATCCAGATTTACTAATATCAGACTGTAAAGAATCTCCTATTACGAATAACTTACAATTTTTCCCGTAGCGTGTCAAAATAGTAACAAGTTCGCTTTGTTCTAAATTTTGAGCTTCATCTACTATTACGACACTGTTCATAAAAGTTGAGCCTCTTAAAAAATTTACCGGAATACTTTTAACATAATCATTCTCAAACAAAACGTTTGTTAGTTGTTTACCTATTAATTCATCGCATTTTTCTATTAATGGCAAACTCCAAGGTTTAAATTTTTCATCAACCTCTCCTGGTAGACTTCCTAATTTCCTTGTAGCAGATTCTACTATACTTCTTATGTAAATTATTTCGTCTATCTTCTTTTCTTTTAACATTGTTAGCGCAACATATACCGCACAATAAGTTTTAGATGATCCTGCTGGCCCGTCACAAAAAATAATATGTGATGAATCGTCAAAAGCCTTTTCAACAAAAGCTTTATGGCGGTCGTTAAAATGAAATTTTTGATCAATTCTAAAATTTAAAAAAATATCAGGTTTAATTATACTGTTTTCTTCGCGAACGTGTTTTTTGGCAGCTTTTTTAAGCTGTCTGTCCTTCTTTGACATCTGTTAATATTTAATGTTTTTTTGTAGTTTATTTTTTGCTTCTTGCATATAAATTTTATAGATGAATGAAAATTCTTACATTTTTTTAAGTGATGATAGAATTTTTTATACTATTGAAGGGGAGGGTGAGTATGTAGGGAGACCTTCTGTTTTTATGCGATTATCTATGTGTAATCTTACATGTAGAGGGTTTGCATCATCAGATTCACCTCATGGTTGCGATAGCTTTATTAGCTGGTCTGTAAAAAATCGTATGACTTTTGATGAAATTTTTGATTACATGTCACAAAATAGTTATAACTGTAATTTAAAAGACGGTGCTATATGGAAGATAACTGGGGGTGAACCTCTTATTCAACAAAAAAATCTATTAGGATTAGTACAAGCCTTTAAAGATCGATATGGCTTTACACCTCATATCGACTTTGAAACAAATGCTACTATTATGCCCGATTCAGAATGGAAAGATAAATGGGGTGCAACGTTTACAACATCTCCAAAGCTTTCTAACAACGGTGATCCTGTAGAGAAACGCTATAAGCCTGAAGTATTAAAATGGCATGCTAAAAATAATTCTGGTTTTAAATTTGTAGTTAGCGGTGAAGATGAAGTAAAAGAAATATTAGAAAAATACGTATATGAGTGTATTGTACCGGTAAATCGAATATGGCTTATGCCTTGTTGTGGAAGCCGCGAAGAACATACACAACAAAGTTCGATTGTTGCAGATTTATGTAAGAAATATAATTTTAAGTTTAGTCCGAGGTTGCAGTTAGTTATTTGGAATAAAGCACTTAAGGTTTAATAAATCTACCAAACCACGTTCCCCACATAAATACTCCAAACGGTTCTAATTTTTTTTCCTGCACTAGCTTATCAACAGATTGTCTGACTAATTTACTTTTTTCATCCGAACTAACATAGTCATCTATTACAACTATACACTTATTTACCATTAGTTCTGAAAATTGATTAATATCTCTCTCAATGTGACCGTCAGAATCAATTAAAATTAAATCTATTTCCTGTAATAATGAGTTAATTTTTTTAACACTATTTTCATCATATGATTTACTTAGTACTAAAGATATTTTTTTATCCACACCCCATTCAACAATATTATTAATAAAGTCATCTATAATACTGTTAGAAGGTAAAAAGGGGTGGTTTAATTCGCTGCCACCAGACTCAACAGCAACTACTGGTACACAAGCTTCAAGAGACATTGCTATAGTTCCACCGCCCACATAAGCTCCTAAATCTAATATACCCTTTTTAGATAGTTTACCAAAAAGTTTAAGTAGAAATAAAGTATCATTATGAAGCATAGAAATAGCTTTTAACTGTTTAATTATTTTTAATTTTTCTAAATTATTAGAAACACTAAAAACATATTCATATAAATTATCAATTATTATGTCAGGGTAACTTTTTTCTATTTTTTTTTCTAGTGAAATTACATCTAATGACTCGAAATTATTCACATACATATTTACTAGAAATCTTAATCTTATCAAATAAAATATAGAAATGCGAATTGCAATTTGTGGATCTGCTTGCCAGGGTAAATCGACTTTAATAAATGATATTATTAATAATTGGCCAATGTATAAAAAATCAGACGAATCTTATAGGCAAGTTATAAAAGAGGAAAAGCTTAAAATAAACAAAGGAGTAAATCAGGAAGGTCAATGGAAAATTTTAAATTGTCTTATAAATGATGTTCAAAAAACTAGTAAAGGTGAAAAAATACTTTTTGATCGCTGTCCGTTAGATAATTTAGTTTATTCTCTTTGGAGTAATGGAAAAGGTAGTTCTGATATAGATGATGAATTTATAAAAAAATGTATCCCTCTAGTTAAAGAAAGCATGAAATTCATAGATATAATTTTCTTTATTCCAATTACTAAGGCAGCACCTGTAAAGCTTGAGAAAAAAGCTACTCGAGAAATTGATCGGCTTTTTATTGAAGAAATAGATAACATCTTTAAAGCAATTTCATATCAGGCTAATCAAAATAAATCTCCTTTTTTTGATCCAGCAGATAGGCCTCCAATTATTGAAATATTTGGTAAACCAGAAGAGCGTATTCAAATGATTAAGTTTTATCTCGGTCAAGATGGTGATTTAATTGATTCTGATGAAAGTGTATTAAGTTTTGAAAATCTTAGTGAAATGCAGTCTTTACTTGAAACTCAACAGAATATTAGTAATGAAGAAAAACAAGAAAAGAAAATTAAGGAGCAGATCATGGTAAACAATAAATATTTACGTGACAAAATTTAATGACAAGTTTGAACAATTATTGGAAAGCTACCCTACTTCCGTAAGAATAGTGAAAAGGGAGTTTTATCCTAAAAATTTTAAGCTTTCAGAAAACTTTATTAAAGCTTTTAGAGACGAATACAAAAGACTTGTAGATGAAGGGCACGATAAAAGAAATGCTTTAAGAAAAATTAATAAAGCATTATTTTTTCACACCAGAGCTTAAAAGAATTTTGTAACTTTGTATTTAAATCCAAGATTAAAATTCAATCTATGAGCCTGGGTGTGATATACATCGAATGAAAAGCAGTTGTTTGCCGCGGGTAAAATATTAGTAACGTATAGTGTACCAGAAAGTAGGGGCATTACTGAAGTATAAGCAGGATTTAAAACTAAATTAATATCAGCTTCAAGAACATCTGTATAAGCTAAATTTGCAGGTAAAGGATTAGAAACTGTTACTGTTTGATATTGATTGTTAGATTGTATTATACCAGTTCCATAAGCAACATAAACGCTAGTAAAAATATTATCTAAATAAGAAGTAACGGCCGGAACAAAATTAGTTTTTATATCATTGTATTCAGGTGAACCAACAATATAATCTGCACTCATACAAATACCACCTGTGTATATAAACTTATTATAATAGCTGTTTACCAAAGATGCACCTGTTCGTCCATTTGAACAAAAATTATTTGCTGAAATATTAGCTGCTAAAGTAATTGAGTTTGCAAAAATATCTTGCGCACAAGTAGTGCCCATTATAGTGGCATTTTTACCTGTATCTGTCTTTACAACATTTAAATTCTCAAACGTTATTGTGTTGGTACCTTGTTCTGTCTGTACTATAAGTAAGTCCCCCTCCACCAATTCGGGAACTGCAGGGAGTTGAGAAATATTAACAAAATTACTATTTGACGCGTTGATTGCCATCTATAGTATTTATATTAAAATATTAAAAGCCCATATGAATAAAATCGGTGTAGGTATAGTTACATGTAATCGGCCTACATTCTTTCTTAAAAGTTTAATGAGTATACCCGATTCAATTACAGATATTGTCGTGGTTAATGATGGTGATGACTTCGCTGATATTGACAAATTATATAAAAAGAAAAGTTTTATGTATCTTCATAACAGTACAAATTTAGGTGTAGGTAAATCAAAAAATAAGTTAATGCGTTATTTATTGAGTAATAATTGTGATCATATTTTTATTATAGAAGACGATATTGTTGTTAAAGATCCTGAAGTGTTTAATGCATATACTAAAGCTAGAAATAAGACTGGTATTCAACATTTTAATTTCGGCTATCACGGTCCTGCTAATAAAGCAGGTATTTCTGGAGGCAAGCCAGTTCCAAGATTTATAGTAGATTATGGGGATATCAAAATCGCAATTAACATGCATAGTGTAGGTGCTTTTTGTTATTATACAAAAGAAGTGTTAAATAAAGTTGGTTTAATTGATGAAGATTATACTAATGCTTTTGAGCATGTAGATCATGATTACAGAATTGCAAAAGCTGGCTTTGGTACACCTTATTGGAATTTTGCTGATATAGCAAATAGCTGTGATTATCTAGAAGAAATAGAGTGCTCAGAACACAGTAGTGCTATACGCCCTAGAAAAGATTGGCAGAAAAATATTCAAGAAGGTGCATTAATATTTCAAAAGAAACATGGATATTTACCCTCATGGCAGAACGCTGTACCCGATACACCACAAGATACGGTCAAAGAAATTTTAAAAGTCATTTATAAGAAACATGCAATCCGAACTTGATATTTTAATTCCTGTTTCAATTGATCACGAGGATAGACTGAGAAACTTGTCTATAGTTTTAAACTATTTAACCAAAGCTAGGTTTAAAAATGTATATGTTCGAGAATATTATAAAGAAGAACCTAAGGCTAAAAATTTACTACAACAATATACTCAATATAAATACACTTCTTTTAAAAATGAAAAGGATTATTTTAATAAGATGAAATGTATTAATGAATTGTTTGATTTTACTAGCAATCAAATTGCTTGTTGGTATGACGTCGACGTATTAGTAAATAAAAAAAGTCTTATTGATTCAATAATATTGATTAAGGAAGGTAAATATGATATTGTTTACCCTTATGATGGTAAATTTTATGATATATCTGCAGAAACCGTTAAAAAACTAGTAACTGATTTAAATACACCTATAGAACTTAAGGAATGTATTTTATTCAATAAAAGTTCTTGGGGAGGATGTGCCGTATTTTCTAGCAATGCTTTCTTAAGAGGCGGTAAATGTAATCCTAATTTTAAAAATGTTGGTTATGACGATGATGAATTTTTAATGCGGTTCAGACGTCTTGGATTTAACATTGGTAGAACTGATGGTGTATTATTACACCTAAATCACTTTAGAGGTAACACATCGTTTAATTATAATGACTATACGCAAGATAATATTAATGAAGTTACAAAAGTTACACATATACCTCTTGAAGAATTAAAACAGTATATTAAGAAATGGTAATGATTACAGCTCGATTAAAAGGCGGATTAGGTAATCAAATGTTTCAAATAGGAACAGTATTAGCGCTTGCTAAAAAATTTAAAGATAATTATGGTATTGATTATAACATAAAACATTATTCCGGTCAGGGTTTTCCACATCTTAAATATAAAGACAATATTTTTAAAAACATTCCTATTATAGATTTCAAAGTAACCGATTTTAAAGTATATAATGAGCCAAAGTTTAATTATGTAGAAATACCGAAAACAAAGGAAAACCTTATAATTGATGGATACTTTCAAACACAAAAATATTTTTTAGATTTTAAAGAAGATGTAAAAAATATGTTTTATTTTGACCCGTCTTTAAAAGAGGCTGTAGATAGAAAAGTAAGATCTATAAAAAATGTAGCTGAAAAAAATAAAGTTACAGTTATGCACGTGCGTAGAGGAGAATATACTCTTCTTCCTAAAATACACCCCGTACAGCCTTTAGAGTTTTTTAATAAAGCTTATGAAATTTGTAATGACGGAGATACTTGTTTCATCATCATAACCGACACACCGGATTGGTGTAGGTATAATTTTAAACAAAAAAATGTCTTTTTCTTTCAATCAGGATTTAACTTTTTTCATGACCATAAAGGCGGGGGTCTAAGCGAGTTATATGATCTGTATATAGCATCTTCTGCAGATAAAAATATTATTTCTAATAGTTCGTTTGGCTGGTGGGGTGCATATCTTGGCAAACCAAAAGAAAACGTTATTTGCCCTCGTCATTGGTTTGGAGAGAGTGTATGGTTTAAACCTACCAATTGGAAGGATTGGGAAGATATATTTGTTGATGGTTGGGAGATATTATGAAAAATATTTTAATTTTAGGATCTGAAGGACAAATTGGTAAGCCGCTAGAGGAATATCTAAACACAAAAGGATATAGAGTTGTTGGGCTCGATATAACAAAATCTGCTTATCATGATTTGAGAGAGTATGATAATTCTATTATTAGTGGTTATATAAAAAATACTGACTTTGTTTATTTTTTAGCGTTTGATGTAGGGGGGTCAAGATACTTAAAAGAATATCAATATACGTATGATTTTATTGATAATAATACGCGTATAATTGCAAACACATTTCATTTTTTGAGATTATATAATAAACCATTTATTTTTGCTTCTAGTCAAATGTCTAATATGAGTTACTCTCCTTACGGCGTTACTAAAGCTTTAGGAGAATATTACGCAAAGAATTTAAACGGGAGAATCGTTAAATTTTGGAATGTTTACGGCATAGAAAATGATATGGCCAAAGCGCATGTAATAACGGATTTTATTTTAAAAGCAAAGCACAATAATATTATCGATATGATGACAGATGGCCAAGAAGAGAGACAGCTTTTATACAGCGAGGATTGTTGTAAGTGCTTAGAAATTGTTGCTAATAACTTTGATAAAATTTCAAAAGACAAAGAATTACATATAACTAATTTTGAGTGGTTTAAAATTATTGATGTTGCTTACAAAATAGCGAATCTGTTTCCTGGCACAACAGTTATACCTTCGACTAATAAAGACACGGTACAGTTAAATAAAAAAAATGAACCTGATCCTTACATTTTAAATTTTTGGAAGCCAGAAGTAACTATTAATGAAGGTTTAGCCAAAATTTCCTCCTTTTATAAGAATAGTAATTTTTAAGCTATTGAAGTTTATATTTTTTTAGTAATATATATAACATGGATAATCTAATTCTTGGTCAGCAGTGGGGCGGGTTAGGAGATAACCTTCAATTTTCGACATTGCCTGAGCTTTATAGTAAGGTAAACAAAGAAGTATATATATCCTCAAGCAACGTAGTAAGAAATACCGAAATAAAAGAAATAGTATGGGATAAAAACCCTTTTATAAAAGGAACTTTAAATTTATCTCAGAATATTGGCGGTCATTTATTTTACTCTATTCCTAAAAGTGCATGGGAAAAAAAATGTAACATAATAAAAAAATGGGAGCTTGTTCACGGCTTTAATTCTGATGATGATTTTCCTTTACCTAAAATTTATTACAAACCTAATTTATTAGAAGCTTATTCTAATAAAATTGTAGCGGATTTTACTGCTACCACTTTAAATGAGCATTATAGTAGTGATTTATCTGTAATTAAAAATTATACTTTAAAAAACTATAATAAAAACGATTTCTTTATTTTACGACCATCTTCTAAAAATATTCAAAAACAATCATTAGCTAAATCTAATTTTGAACATCAAGTTGTTGAGTATAGTAATATTTTTGAATATGCAGATATTATTTTTTCTGCTAAAAGATTTGTATGTTTCTACAGTGGTGGTATGGTTTTAGGATCTGCCCTAAGAAAAAGTGATATAGACTGTATATTTCCGCCTCACCCGGATTATTACATAGAACATGAAATGCCTTATTATTATTTTCCAAATGTAAAATATATAGAAACACTTAAAAAATGATAGAAAACTATGAATTAATGCCTACCGGTGCTATAAAGCAAGTAAATATAAAACCGTTTAAATATGATTATGAGTATATAGAAAAGTCTTTTAATAAAATAGATAATAATTCTATGTCTTGCTTAAGGATTGGAAATATTTTAGGTACTATAGGCTATATACCTCAATCCTTACTTGATGTGGGTTATGGCAATGGCAATTTTTTAGAGTGGTGCTCGAAGATTATTCCTAACTGTTATGGTAACGATATTGAGCCAGCTTATCCATTACCGGAGCACATAAAATTTGTTAATAATATTACTGATCAGTTTTATGAAGTAATTACTTTTTTTGATTGTTTAGAACATTTTGCTTCTATTGATTTTTTTAATGATTTAAAGTGTAGATGGTTGGTGATAAGCTTACCATGGTGTCATTATTTTTCTGATGATTGGTTTAGATCATGGAAACATAGAAAAGTCGATGAACACATTTGGTATTTTAATGATGATTCGTTAAGACAGACGTTAGAGCAATATAATTTTACATTAGTAAGATCAAACAATATTGAAGATACTATAAGAAAGCACGAAGCTTATCCTAATATCTTGACACAAATATTTTTAAAAAATGAAACTTAAAATTGTTCAAGATAATTCTGCTTGTGGCCTTGGTTCTACAATTTTAAGAGTTATTCATAATTTACAGTATATTCAAAACGACGATCTTTTATATTTTGAAATGAGAAACCTTTTATATTCAAGCAAAGGAAATACTTGGAATAAATTTTTTCACCAGCCTTTTGAAGATAAAAAAAATGAAATAGAATATTTATTTAACAAGGGAGAATACGAAATTATAACACGTTGGTATAAATGTGGTAATTTTGTTTTAGATTATGCTAAAGATCAAAATAAAGACCAATTTTTAGATCGCGAATTTGTTGATTCGATACGTAAAATCACAAGAAAATATTTAAAAATTAAAAAAGAAATATCTGGTATAGGTAATTTTTTTGTCAAAAACAACTATGGTATGCAAAATGTTTTATCTATTCACAAAAGAGGTACAGACCATTTTGTTACAGGGGGACATGCAGCAGGACAAAAATATTTAATGGATTATAAAGCTGTGATTAAACCAGCTATAGAAAAAGCTTTAAAAGAAAATAAATGCGACAAGATATTTTTAGCTACAGACGAGCAAGAAACATATGATAATGTAAAAAATGATTTTGGCAGTATAGTTTTAAAATATAACACAGAGCTTATGCCTACAGGTTCAGACGGTGGTCTTCATTATTCTAATGCTTATAGTGATGACGCTAAAAAATATAAATTAGGTGTAGATATGCTCACGGATGTTATTATAATGGCTTCTTGCAAATACAGTCTGTGTATGAGAAGTAATGTTTCTTTTTTAAATATTCTACTTCGGGATAATTACAATTATGAATTTATTGACAACCATATTGATTATGGAAGATGGTATTGATTATGGAAAGGTTAGATAATGATAAAAGTAAACTTATTTGATGGTACGTTCGGACATTCTTTAAATGAGAATGGGTTTCTAACTTCTACAAAAGATAGAAAACCTACGTTAATTTCATATAAAGAAAAATTAATGTCTTATGATGGTATAACTGTTTTTAGTGATGAATATATGTACAGTGATTTTCCCGAACAGGTCAAAACAAAAACTAAGGTTGGATGGTGTATTGAATCGCCTGGTGTTAAACCTCAAGTTACGCAAAATTTAGAAAAAATAGATAACCGGTTCGATTATATCATCACCTTTAGAAGAGATTTAATTGAAAAAAATCCAAAAAAATATCTACCGGCTATTGTTGGTGGTACTTGGATAAACGAAAATGATCATGGGTTATATAAAGATGAAAAATCTAAAAATTGTTCTATTATACTTTCAGGTAAATCCTTTTTACCCGGACAGCAATTAAGACATGCAATTTATCGTCAAGTACAGGGTATAGATGCATTTGGCGGTGGTACTAAAACCGGACACATATTCGATAAATTAGATTCTTTAAAGAACTATAAGTTTACTTTTGTTATCGAAAACTGTCAATACTATAATTATTTTACAGAAAAACTTATAGATGCTTTTGTAACAGGCTGTATACCTATATATTGGGGCTGTCCTAATATAGGTGATTTTTTTGATTTAAAAGGATTAATTTTGTTTAATAGTTTAACTGATATTAAAAAGCTAAAACTATCTAATAATTATTTTATTGAAAGGTCAGTTAATATTAAAAATAACTTTAAAAAAGCACAAGAGTACCTCTCTTCGGATGATTCTTTAGCTAAAACAATAAAAAAATATATTTTATGAAATATGCATTAGTATGTGGCGCAGGTGGTTTTATTGGAAACCATTTAGTAAATAAATTAAAAGATCTTGGTTACTGGGTAAGAGGAGTAGATTTAAAATCTCCAGAATTTAGCAGTACAAATGCAGATGATTTTATTGTAGGTGATTTACGAGACAGACAAATAGTAAAAGATAGTTTATATGTATTGAAAGATAGCAATACAAACAGTAAAGAAATTTATGTAGATGAAATATATCAATTAGCTGCTGATATGGGCGGAGCAGGATATATTTTTACTGGTGATCATGATGCCGATGTAATGCATAATTCTGCATCGATTAATTTAAATGTTGTTGATCTGGCTACTAAATTTAAAGTTAAAAAATTATTTTACAGTAGTAGTGCATGCATGTATCCGGAGCATAATCAATTGGACCCTGATAACCCAAATTGTGAAGAAAGCTCTGCATACCCAGCTAATCCAGACAGCGAATACGGTTGGGAGAAATTATTTAGTGAACGTTTATATTTAGCTTATAAGCGAAATTATGGGTTAAACGTAAAGATTGCTCGTTTTCATAATATTTTTGGCCCGCTCGGCTCATGGAATAACGGAAAAGAGAAAGCTCCCGCTGCTATTTGTAGAAAAGTGGCCCAAGCAGTTGACGGGGGCGAAATTGAGATTTGGGGAGACGGTAATCAAACGAGAAGCTTTTTGTATGTTGATGAATGTTTAGATGGGATTATTAAATTAATGGAATCTAATTTTGAAGGCCCTGTAAATATAGGATCTGAAGAAAAAGTTTCTATTAATCAATTAGTAAATATTGTTTCTAAAATAGCAGGTAAAACTTTAATTAAAAAGCATATTAAAGGGCCTACAGGAGTAAGAGGTAGAAATTCAGATAATAAACTGATTAAAGAAAAAGTTGGATGGGCACCATCTCAACCTCTAGAAGTAGGCCTTAGTAAAACGTATGCTTGGATCAATAAAATGATATATGTATGACTATTATTGAACTTATTTTTTTTATTGCAGTTCTTGCTTACCTTATTAAAATAATTGGAGAACATTAATGTGATTTCTGAAGACATTAAAATTTATGACGGTAGTTTAATTCACAGTCGCTTTGCTTATAAATTCTTCAAAGAACGTACATTACCTATTGGAAATATTCTAGCGTTTCGTGCGCCTATGAAAGTTGAAGCAGAAGGAATGATTGATACTGAGGACGTTTTAAATAATGATTTTATTTATAGTGAAGATGCTATTAATTTTGTTTGGGAAATACCATATTTAGATCCTTTTGGCGCGGTTGCCTGGCAAAGACTGTTTAATACGCAGGTAGCAAATATTTTAAGTACTTCTTACCTTAAGGCCCCTATTACTGTAGACGGAGACGATATGATCGTTCAGAAAGAGCATACTCAAGGCGGTGTCACCCAAACTAGTGGTAAATGCAGTGTGAGTATAACTTATGTAAAGAACGGAACTGCGCTAGGTCATACAGGTATTAATATTAAAGCCGGTAAAAAAGCTCCTGCATTTGCTTTTTCTACTAATTTAGATGATACCCAGGCTATCGGGCTTATGCAGGATGCAATAAAGCTTTTTTATACTTTAAACGATGATATTTTTATCGCTACTACTAAAGTTATCACTTGAGTACAATTTTTGATTTTTTAAGCGATATTTTATTTACAAAAAATAAGACTGCATATAAGTCTATTGATGATAGTAAATCATTCTCACCATACCTCATAAATCGATGGATTAGTATGTATTCTCCAGATTGTGCTTTAATGGTAAATAGCATTGGAAAATATATATCAACATTTGAAAACAAACTCGACTTTTACAATCTTTTAGTAGCTGTAATACCAAAAAAAGTTAGAAAAAATATAAGCTATGTAAAGAAAATTAAAGACGAGACAAAACCTAAAGAGGATAGTATTGATTTAGTTGGGCTTCTTAGTAAAAAACACGAAATTTCTAAAAGAGAAGTAAAGGAATATCTATCGATTGAATAAATAAAGCGCTCGCATAAGTCATTTTAATGAGCGCGAATATAGACTTATTATCTGTCAAAAAGTCATTAATTGACTTATCGGAGACACCTAAAAATTCATTTAATTCAGTTTTTACAGGTTATAATTTAAAAAAACTTTTAGATGATATTTTATTAGTAAAGTTTGTTGATGAAGCTGAGGACGGGGCTTCTATTATTAGAAACGGTATAGTTGTTCCTCTTAATACAGATACCCGTGCATGGAGAATAGGAGAAGTTATACTTGCGGGCCCCAATATTAAATATACCCAGATTGGCGATTACGTATGCTTTCCTAACAATCTTGGAATACCGATAGCTAATTTAGATGTAGATAATTATGGTACATTAAAAAAAGGAGTATTCCTAAATGAACAGAGAATTTTTGGTATTTGTTCATTAAGGAAAGATAATGAAAGTGTCGCTTCCCACATTAAAAAACGTTCTTCTAAGTAATGTGGGGGAAATAAAATTTATTCGTAGGAGACCAAAGCTTGGTTCTCCTCCTACTAGACGTATGCTTTGTACAAATAGTTTAAAGCTTTTAAATAGTACAGAAGGTAGACTTGCTTTAAATTATAGGCCTGCTATGCGTACTCCTCGTTTTAATCCTACAGAAAAAAATCTTTTAATAACCTGGGACATCTTTATGCAGGATTATCGTTGTGTTAATATGTCAGCCTGCGAGCTTATTACATTTATACCTGCAGGTCAAGAGTTTTGGAAATACTTTAATGAAGTATTAGCCGGTATGTCTCAAAAACAAAAAATAGATTTTATGAACGCATGACATCTGTTGAACAAATAGAAAAAAGTGTAAATAACTTTCTTCAAAAGAAAGTCAAATTTTTACTTGATACTAAGACTTTAAAAGAGGGTAAGATACTATTATTTTGTTTAAAAGATTTTTACTGTATTTTTACGCTTATATCTGAGGTAAAAAATAATAAAAAAATATTATATGAGATCCCCTACCCTTTTAATATAGAAGTTTTTGATGAAAAAATAGTTTTTGATTATACGGTTGATACTTTTTGTAGAGGAGATAAGAATTTAAAAGATATTATTAATAGAATTAAGACAAAGAAACCTTTTAAACTTTTTAATAAAAAACTTACAATTTTATCTGTATAATTTGAATTATAATAAGATATAATATTAATGTGCTGAGTAGATATTTAGGTCACTTCCCAAAAGAATACAACCCTAGTTCCCAGCAAGTAAAATTAATTAAAGGTGTTGAGAGAGCGTTTAATAATAGTAAAAAATTTGTTGTTTGTAGTGCTCCAACGGGGTCGGGTAAAAGTTTTTTAGCTAAAACATTATCCGGATTAAGTCAAAAACCTTCTACAGAATTTAAAAATTTAATTACTTCATATAAGGCTTATAAGCAAGATTACGTGGGTAATTATAATCATGAAGTAGAATGCTTATCGGAACCCCCATTCGGGACATTTGCTTTAACTATAACGAAATCACTTCAAGATCAGTATTTAAAATTATTTCCTGATACCGACTTATTAAAAGGCAAAACTAACTATGCCTGCAATGTAGATACAAGATTCGATGTTGAAACCGCCCCTTGTGTGTTTTTACCAAAGCTGAGGGACGATTGTTGGGAGAAAAACTTTTGTGCTTACTATACACAAAGAAACAAATCATTACTTTCCCAATTTTCAGTTTTAAACTATAAAATGTTTTTAAGTCTACCAAACCATGTGAAGCGGAAAAACTTTATTATTTGTGACGAAGCATCGGAATTAGAAGATGAGCTTGTTAAGAGATTTTCTGCAGAAATTATATATGATAAATTAAGAAATTATGGTATAGAGTATAAGCCTATTATATCAGAAAACCGTGAAAGAGCGTTTAGCTGGACTAACGATTTAATTTTAACATTAAGCGAAAAAATAAATACACTCATAGTAAAAGCATCTAAGAAAGAAGGAGCTTTATCACAGCCTGATCGCATAAAGCTTTTATATTTAAAAAATATTCACCGCTCGTTACTCACCGTAAATGCAAATTGGAGAGAAAGCGAATACATTGTCGATTTTGATGCAAAAAAAGTTTCATTTTTACCATTACGCGTAAATAGACTTTCCAAACATATCTTCGATTATGCTGATAATATTTTGCTTATGTCTGCTACTATTATTGATCATAAAAATTTTGCACGGAGTCTAGGAATAGAAGATTATACGTATGTTGAGGTTGATAGTGATTTTGATTCGCAAAAATCTCCTATATATGTAACATCAAAAAATAAGCTTAACTATAAAAATATAAAAAATGTTTTACCTGTTATTTGTGATCAAATAAAGTCTATTGTCAATCATCATATCACAGAAAAAGGAATTATACATACCCATTCTAATGAAATTACCGAAACATTAAAAACAAAACTTAAAGATAATTGCCGGTTTTTATTTCGCGATGATCTTACCAATAATGAAGAAATTTTAAAAGAGCATTTTGAATCGCATTTACCAACAATTTTAGTAAGCCCTTCTTTAGCATATGGTATAGATTTAAAAGACGACTTAGCGCGGTTTCAAATTATAGTAAAATTACCATATCCACCTTTATCATCTAAAAGAATTAAAAAACTTTTTGATTTAGATAAAGATTGGTATGAAAATAAAATGCTAAATGCACTAGTACAGGCTTGCGGGCGTGCAACAAGAAGTAAGCAAGATTTTTCAACTACATACATACTGGATGGTAATATTTTTAATACACTTAAACGCGTAAAAGTCAAACTTCCGAAATATTTTATAGATAGAATTTGTTAAATAATAAAGTGAGGAACCGTACATTTAATTTCGAGGTAAAGGACCTTGTTACTCAGTTCGTTGCGGCTTTTGACGATATTATTATCAAAAGATACGACAAGAATAGGGTAGCCCAAAGTTTACTTCAAGTCAGATATGTTTATTCCCCAAAACAAAGAGTAATGTACGATTTGGTCAACAAGGCGCAGAACATAACGGTACCAGTTGTTGCTATAAGCATTTCAAACGTTGCAAGAGACGAAACTCGTGTTTTTAATAAATTGGCTGGTTTTAATTTCCCTGGGTCAAATTTAAATGTTAAGTCTAATTTTTTAGCTAGCCCAATACCTATTAACATAACTGTCAATATGTCTATCCTTTCAAAGTTTCAATCTGATATGGATCAGATTATTTCAAACTTTGTACCTTACAACAACCCCTATATAATAATATCTTGGAAAATACCATCTGATTTACTAAGTCAAAAACAAGAGATTAGAAGTGAAATATTGTGGAGCGGTAGTATTAATCTTACTTACCCTACTGATATAAATGCATCAGAAAAATATAAGATTGTTGGTGATACTTCATTTACAATAAAAGGTTGGATGTTTCAAGTTAAACAGCAAGATGTGGGCAATATCTATCAAATTGATACTCACTTCCACGCTCAAAGAAATGTTCCACTTTATGATGATGTTACTACATTAATGATGGGTACAAGTACATTGTCTGAAACCGAATCATTTAGTCTATCTGGTAGCCCTCTTATTACAGATGTTATATACTCATACCCGGGGTGATGTTTATACCTTTATGTTTGAATACTTTTAATAAATAATATTATGGCTGATTCCAATAGGGAAAGTACGTTTGGTCGGGACTTAATGAAGTTTATTTCGAATAAGCTTCCTTACAAAGAACTCTCTCTTGCTGATAAAATTAACGATCTTAATCCCAAGTACAATCTATTTTTTGATAAAGGTACAAAGAAAAGCGAAGCTTTAGCAAGACAAAGTGTTTCATCATCTGTCTTATATACAGATGACCTTGTAGCCAATGTCTTACAAAATAAAGATTATCACGAATTCATGTATGCAAACATACAACCGGATAAATCTCGCCGGTTAATGGATTATCGCGTTATGGCAGCTTTTTCAGAAGTTGCTAACGCTTTGGATGAAATATGTGATGAATTTATTAATAAGGATGATAATGGAGAAATAGTAAAGTTAAAATTTCGTGATGTAAATTTATCAGAAGACGTAAAGCAAGAAATTAAAAAAGAGTTTCAAAAATATATAGGTTATTTTGATTTAGAACATAACGGTTGGGAGTATGTAAGACAAATGCTCGTAGATGCAGAGATATATTTTGAACATATTATTCATAAAAAATTTCCCGAAGAAGGTGTTCTTGGCGTAATACAAATACCCTCCGATCTAATTGATCCTATTTTTGGTAACGTACAAAACATGTTGATTAAGGGTTATCTTTTAAAGAAGCCTGTTTTTGATTTAAAGAATCCAACTAAGATTATTAAAACTGAATTTGTACCTATGGACGTTAATCAAGTAACGTACATTAATTCAGGCATATGGAATGAAAGCAAAACTGTTCGTCTTCCTTTTATAGAAAATGCGCGCCGAGCATATCGCCAGCTTAGCCTTATAGAAGATTCTATCGTTATTTATAGACTTGTCAGGGCTCCGGAGCGGTTAGTTTTTAATGTTGATGTAGGTAATATGCCCCCTCCAAAAGCAGAAGCTTACTTAAGAAAGCTTATGCAACAATATTGGAGTAAAAAAACTTTTGATGCTGATCAAGCAGCCACCGTTCAAAAATTTAACCCTCAATCAATGTTAGATAGTTTTTGGTTTGCTAAAAGAGCGGGCAGTGAAGGCACTACAGTTACGCCTTTACCTGGTGGCCAGAACCTTGGTGAACTTACAGATTTGATGTATTTTGTTCAAAAATTATACAAAGCTTTAAAAGTACCGGTTACGAGAATTAACCCAGAAGACACATACAAAGATGGCGCTGATATTCTTAGAGAAGAGTTAAAATTTGCTCGATTTATTATAAGGCTACAACAAACTTTTACATCAGGTTTCAAAAACGGCTTTATTACTCATTTAAAGCTTAAAAAACTTTGGGAAAAACATGAATTAAAAGAAACACATTTAGATTTATATTTTAATGTTCCAACTAACTTTTATGAGTTAAGGGAAAACCAAAAATTTCAATTAAAAGCTGAAAACTTTAATGCTATCACTCAGAGTGAATTAGTATCTAAAACTTATGCTCAAAAGAAATACCTTGGTTGGTCTGAAACAGACATTATGGCAAATAGAGAATTTTTACGCAAAGATAGAGAATTGCTTTGGGAGTTAGATCAGATTACACAAGGCGGTCCGGATTGGAGAGAGGGTGGGGTAGCTGCCGCGGGTGGTGGTCAACCATCTGAAGGTGGCGGTGCGTTAGGCGGCCCTAGCGGGTTACCACCGGCCCCTCCTGAATTTGGACCTGGCCCGGGACCTGAAGCTGGTGGCGCGCCTCCTGCAGGCGGTGCACCGACCCCTGGCGGAGCAGCTCCTGCCGGGGGGGCTGGAGGAGCAGGAGGGCCTACACCGGCTTAATTAAATGGATTGCTCCTCTGTAACACCTATTTCAGCTTTTCAAAGTACAAATCTTAATAGTAAGATTGATTCATTTTCCCGTCTAGGTAATCGTATTAGCCGGTCTATGGGCGCTCC